TTCTCAATGATTAAGTATGTAAAGGAAGAAGATCTGGAAATGAATCCAGAACCTTTATATCTTCCGGTTATGCTTCCAGTATGTCTTCGTTTAAAGAATTATTGTCAGGGTATTGGTTTTGGATACAGAACCTACATTCCATCTTATTCTAAATCAGATCTTATCAAAAGACTTGATTGGCTTCTTCATGATAAGAACGGTGATGGTCCGATTATTAAACCTTTGACTGATTGTACTCTTGGTGGTTCAAAGGAAGATTATAAACAGTTGCTTACTACGGGTAAAGCATCTATTCTTTATAAGGGAAAACTTGAATTACTCAAGAATGACAAATGTGTTTATGTTTACTCTATTCCACCAAATAAGAAATTTCAATCTATTATCAATTCATTCAAGGATGAAATAACAGTACAAAAATCTGTTGGTTTTCTTGATGAATCAAAGACCTCTACTAAAGTTAAATTCATGTTAACTAAACGGGGTCAGAATCTTGATAAGTTATATAAGAAACTTCAACAGAAAACTTCTGGTAGTGTCACATTTGAATGTAACATGTGTGATCTTGAAGGTAATGTTGTATTAGTTTCTGTTGATCAAATGCTTCTTAATACATATAATATGTATAAGAATATTGTTGAGCTTAAACTTAAAGATAACATTAGTAAACTTCAAAATGAGATTGATGAACTTATTATGATGCAGAAGATTAAGAAAGTTCTTCCTGATCTTTTGAAACTTTATCCTGATGATCTTGATAAATTGGTTGAAGGTATCATCAGTAAAACTGATGTTACAGAAGAAAATGTTAGACGTATTCTTGAGAAATATACAATTCACAAGTTTATGAAAGCCAAGATTGATATTGATGGTAAGACCGAATCATTAAATCAAGAAAAACAGAATCTTAATGATTTGGATAATTATGTATGGCAAAAATATCAATAACTGAAACAATAACATTTTAAATCAAAAGGGACTGAAAAATGATAGTTACTTTTGCTGCTTTGGCAGTGATTTGTTTTATCTGCTATCATATAGGATATTGTAGTAGAAGAAATTCAGATAATTATCATCTTAATGAAATCATCAGAATTCTCTATGATAGTAGGGGAAAAACAAATTGTGATGATAGATTAATTAGTCAAGCTATTCGTGTAGCAACTAACTGTAGAGACAACTAAGAAACTAAAAACAATGCAAGAGAAATACATAACTAAACAGGTTGAAGACTTTGATAAGTTTTTCAATTATGTTTCTACGTTCAAAGAACTCTTAATGTTTTATGAAGATAGTGGTTATGTGTTATACAAGTATAATGTTGATGATGAAGTATTCTTTGTTTATGAATCCAAAAATTATAAGATAACTACCAATTGTAAAGATTACAATTGTGGATTCAATAAGAATACTGGTTATACGATTAAATTTGGTAGTAAGATAGAGGAGGATCCTGATTGGTGTAAACTTGGTCCTGAAATTATGGATCTTGAGATATCAGTCAATGGATGTCCGAAGGTTGGTGGTCATAATTGTAAATTCTGTTACAAGAATAATTCTGATGCTCCAGCAACCAATATGACTTTTGATGATTTTAAGAAAATCATTGATAGTATTCCCAAGTCATTAAATCAAATTGCATTTGGAATTACGGGAGTCCAAACCAATCCTGATTTTCCGAGAATGCTCAGATATTGCAAAGAGAATGGTATTATTCCAAATTATACAATGAGTGGTGCTGATCTCAATGATGAAATACTTGAGGTCACTAAAGAATGTTGTGGTGCTGTTGCTGTTTCTTGTTATGAAGGTAATAAGGAACTGTGCTATAACACTATTGCAAAACTTGGTGAGAAAGCACCAAATGTTCATGTCAATATGCATATAGTATTGAGTAAGGGAACATTGGATCATGTGATGGATGTTCTCAATGATGTTAAGAAGGATAATAAGGGTATCATTTTCAATCAAAAAAATAAGACTCTTATTCCGTATATGTATTGTGATGATAAAAGACTGGAAAATCTTCGTCACGTTGTATTTCTTAGAATTAAACCTGTTGGTAGGGCATCTAAACTTGATACTACTATTCCGTTAGATATATTTAGAAAGGTTGTTGATTTTTGTCAAGATCACAATATCGGATTTGGTTTTGATTCTTGTACAGCTCCTGATATTGAGAAAATTCTCAAAGAGAAGAATCAATCTGAACTGTGTAATTGTTGTGAAAGATGTGAATCAACAAAATTCTCTATTTATATTTCTGCAGATGGTAAGATAACACCTTGTAGCTTTTGCGAAAAGATGTTTCAAGATCAAGCAATTGATATGATTAATAATGAAATAGAATTTTCTGAATTATGGAACAATAATAAACTTCTGAATCATTTTAGAAGTCTGGATACAAAAGGAAAAAGTTGTCCGATTTATCAACTTGACAGTAATGAGTAAAATCAAGAAAGAGGTATCATAATGGAAAAATCAAAACAAGATTTAAAAAATCTTCAAAAGAAAATCGATGAAATCAAAAAGAAATCATCTGATTTAAAATTTCATCGTGATACCGACAATATTGATTTTACTTATGAAGGTAGGTGAGATTAATGAAAACAAGAAATGACTTTGTTAGTAATTCTAGTAGTTGCTCATTTATAGTACATGATGCTAAAAAGACATTAGAACTTCTTAATAAACTTGGTGATTTTCCATATCAGATTGATGATTTTGAAGTAAAGATTGCTTACAAGCATAAGTATGAAAAAGATATCTTTAAAATGTTTGGAAGAAAAGAAGTAGAAAGAGATAGATATTATTATAATTGGGATAATAGACGAATAGAAATTGATCCAGAAGCAATAGAATGTTTCTATGATGCTTCTATGTATGATCTTATTAATTTGGTGATTGATAAAAATCCCAATATTGATAAAATTGAACATATTCAATTCTATTGTCAGAATTATAATCAACTTGCTGTTGCTGTTTTGCATTTGCTTTATAAGTATTTTCAGAAACATGGTCTTAAAGTTAATTGTGAAGATACAGAAATAGAGTTTAATGATAATACTTCCTTCTTTTCAAACTTGGTTAATGGTTTGATTGAAACTGATAAGAAAGTTTAAGTATTGATTAAAATAATTTAAGTATTATTGGTGATTGTGTTTTCGTTACAGAGAAATATTTAGTAAAAGGAAAATTCAACATGAAAACAAGAAATGACTTTGTAAGTAATTCTAGTAGTTCTTCATTTATTGTTGCTATTGATTCTGTCAATCATGATAGTAGTAAATGGTACAAGCCATCAGATTTGAGGGTTCAACCTGATACTAAAAAAATTATGATGGAATTTGATGATTTTAGTGTTGGTGATTCATATAAGGGAGATGTACTTTATAACTGGAAGTTTGTTTGTACTCAGCTTATCTATTGGATTGTTCCTGAAATTTGCACAGATAGATCTAATGAGTCTATCAAAAAGATTATGAGGAAGATTCATAATAATCCTGAGTTTATTAGATTAAACGAAGCTGTCAAATCATATGTTCCCGGTTGTGAAGGTGTTGAATTTGATGAAGAGGATCTTAGAGTCCATAAATATGAAGATGGTGATTATACAGTATCTTTAGTTCCTGATTGTGTTCTTGATCATGAATCCATTTATAATGGATTTGATGATATGCTCAAAGAATCAAAATGTCAGTCTATTGAAGAGTTAATTTGGGGTGTTAAAGAAATCAGAATTACGTACTCGTAAAGGAAATCAAATGGACTCAAAATTATTTGAAACACTTTCTTCGTGTAAATTAATTCTTGAAGGTGTTACATTAGATTCTAAACATATTGATGGAATTTGTAAAATTGGTGATATTGACTATGAAGTAACTAAAATGAATGATAAACTTCAACCGTTTAAACATGGTTGGACTAAATATTCATTGATTACTTTCCCGAAAGTTATTAATACTAGTAACAAGTATGTGAAAGTTTCTTCAATTCTTTATTTGTATCATCATACAGAAGCTAATATTGTAATCGCTCGGGTTGTTAAATATAGTCCGAAGACTAAGAAGATTAATGTTAGATACATTATCTATCAAGGAAATAAGGAACAATTGTGTTCCAATCTTAAGGAACTTTATTTATCAATGTCAAGAAGTTATGGTTATGAAGGAAGACCTTTAACTGTTGATGATTTTAAAAGAAATGCAAACGAAGAAAGTAAAAAATAAAATCAAAAAGAAATATACTTATGAAAATATAACAGTTGATTTTCCATATGATGATTTCATCTGTAATAAGAAATACAAGGTTATAATAGTTTCACAAAAAAGAAAAACTGTACCATGTTTTCATATTATTGATTCTAAAACTATGGGTTATGAATTTGATTGTAAAGTATCATTAATTGAATGTAGATATTTAAAAGATACTAAAAACATTTTAAATAAGAATCAATTGAAAAATTTTGTAAAATTATTAAAGAAACCAAATTTCATATTGAAAGAATTTAAAAAGAATATGTATTGGCAATTTTGTAAACTTCATAATTTATCAAATTATAATGAAGTGAATGAAACTCAAAAGATTCCTGAATATGAATTTTTGAGAACAGAGGATTGATAGAAATGAATGTTATTGATAGATTTTTAACAGATGAATTATTTCTTACAGAAGGAATAATAGTTAAAGATCCAAAGAATAGTAGAATTGGTAATATATTTTTCCCACCAGATGGTGATAATGATCCACATATGCATTTTCATAGTACAACACTAAGTAAAGGTGGGGATATTGGAATTAAACTTAGAGATGCTTATTATTATAAACATAAGGGTTGTATGGGAGAATTTAAAGATTCAAAAAGTATTAAGAAATTTACAGATTTCTTGGATAGAAAAGATAAGAATGGTATTAGTAATTGGAGAATTATAATAGATACATGGAATACTATCCATAAATACGGACCAAAACATTGTCAAATTGATAAAGATTATAAAAGACCGAATTATATAGAAATTAAGGATGTTCCGAAAGGAAATAACGCTCACGGGAAAAGAGGTAAGTAAAATGTACACAGTAAGAAAGAAAATCGGAGTAGAATATTCCCATCAACTTTTTACTTCATATACTAATTTGTGTCATGAAACTATTCATGGTCATAGTGGTATAATTGAACTTTTTATGAGTTGTGAAAATCTTAATCCAGATGGAATGGTAATTGATTTTGGTGAGATTTCCAATACCATCAAGAATAAGATCATGGAGCAATATGATCATGCTTTGTTTATGCCAAAGATGTTCCCGAGTGAATATCTTGATATAATTAAGAAGTATAATAAGAGATTGACTATTACTGATTCAAATCCAACTTGCGAAAAGTTTGCAGAATGGATTTATTGGTTTGTTGATCATGAACTCAAACAGATTAACAAGAATATTAAACTTGAAAAAGTTAGATTTCATGAAACAGCAACCGGATATGCTGAATATTCTTTCAAAGAGATTTAATTAAATTTGATTATGACAATAGATAGGTCAGCAGGGATATCAATTCCTGAATCAGAAGCTTCTCAATTTTGGGTTTCTGATTTTTGTCGTCAATTGACTAGATCATCTAAAAGCTATGAGAATCCTGATATAATGATACAAACCGAATATTTTGAAAGAAAGAACGGTTTTATCAAAATACCAAGATTGTGCAAAATAGCAAATAGTGATATAGAATTGAATGACACCTATACTATTGGTGAGGATATTGATATAGAATTCACGTCACAACTCAGAAATGATTTACAGAGACAATCTGTTAAATACATGTTTGAGAATGATTCCGGAATTCTTAAATTAAATCCTGGTGAAGGTAAGACAGTTATCTCAATTGCCGCCATTTGTATGCTTAGGAAGAAGGCAATCATTCTGATGCATAAGGATAGTCTTGTTTCTCAATGGCAGGAGAGATTCCTACAACATACGAATATTAAATCAGAAGATATTGGTATATTATCAACATCTAAATATCTTGATGTAATTAAGAAACCGATAGTAATAGGAACTGTTCAAACTGTATGTAGTATGGTGAAACGAGTTCCTACATTATTGGAAGATATGAGAAAAGCCAATTTTGGTATAGGTATTTGGGATGAATGTCATACTACTGGTGGTGCCCCATTATTCTCTACTAGTTGTTATTATGTAACAGCAAAGAAGTGTTTTGGATTGAGTGCGACACCGGGAAGAAGTGATCATAATGATGATATTATTGGTTTACATCTTGGAAAAGTATTTACTCCCATTGGGATTACAAATACATTAAAACCAAGAATAATTTTAACTTATTTTGATCATGGTGCTATTAAGAATCATAAGGGATACATTATGTTTGGACCCCCAATAGAAGGAAAAAAACAAAAATTCCCAATGTTTGATTCTAATAGATATAAACAAATGTTGTCATCTAAGAAGAATGATAGATATATCAAAATTCTTAGAGAAATTATTCAATTCTGTTATAAGAATAATAGAAATACATTAATTATATGTGATCGTATTAAATTACTTGATAAGATGGCTGAAGGTTTTCCAAAAGAAGATGTTGGTTTCTTTATTCCAAGATCTGGAAAGACAAGAGATGAACAACTTCATAGGAAAATTGTATTCAGTACTCCTGGTTCAAGTAGAGATGGTACTGATAATGTAGATCTTGATTGTCTTATTCTTGCTACACCAGTTGGTAATTTAACCCAGGCAATTGGTAGAGTTTGTAGATATAAAGAAGGTAAGAAACAACCAATTGTATTTGATTTGGTTGATACCGGTTGTAAAGAAATGTTACAATGGGGTGAGAAAAGACATAATGATTATTTAGAAAAAGTAACCACTGATGGCTGGAAATTTGAAGAAAAACATATTGGTTGATTTAATATGCATTATAACTGTCAGAAGATCAAGGATGAAATTCGTCCAGTTCTAAGTATAAAAGAAAGAATGATTTATTTCTTGATGACTAAATTATACAAAGAAATTCAGACACCCAAAACAGTGTTTACCAAAGATTGGTTAAAAACAACATTGAAGGTGACACAAGAAGAACTGTATAAATTATTTCCAGACAAAACATTTGGACAATTATCGTTTGAATGTTTTGATGATAATTTTAAAATCACAAATAATTATGGTGAAAATGTTTATTATGTAGATATAAGTTTTCATGATAGATATACAAAAATACCGTGGTTAATTTGTAGATTTTACAGGAAAAACGCAAAAGTGAGATTTTACATATCAACTTAAAAGGAGTTAAGCAAAATGGAATTCGATTCATTTGAAGAACTTTTGAATTTTATAGAGAATTATTATTCAAACAACAGGGGAAATTATGGAGATGAAAAATCTGTTCAAGAAAAGAAACCCGTTCCAGAAAAGAAACCTGTAAAGATAGAAGATACTAATAAAGTTACAGATCTTGATAAACAGTACAGTATTAGGACTGTTACAATTACTGGTGGAGTTAAACTTCACAAGATTCATATTCTTGCACCATATTTAAACAGAAAGACTCTTTCTGTTACCTTTAAGAAATATGATGATCAGTATTGTCTTAATGCGAAATGGGAAAACTTGCCTGATCCTACAAAGGATAAGGATACTGTTTATTGCAGTTTTCGAGTCTCAGAGAATGGTAATCTTACCATCAATGGTTTTAAGAAGATTGATAAAAAGACTTGTACTGTTGATTATATTAATGGTATTATAGAGATTGTGTTTAGAGAAATGCCTGCAAAGAATGAAGATCAATTTACTCTTAAATTGAGAAATTGCTCTTGAGTTGAGGTAATTACCATATGAGTGATAATAAAGAATTCGAAGAAGCAGCAAAGGCTTTAAAAACAACCACAGATCCTGAACTTCAGATAAACGAATATGCTTGTAAAGAAATGATTCAATCGTTTATATCTGAATTTCAGTGGTTGTTAATGATGTCTATGCTAACCATGATTTTGAAACATGTTGAGGAACCCAAAGAATTCCTTAATAAAATCAAAAATCAATGGAAAGATAGAGTAGATACATTATCCAATAATGAGTACAAGAGATTTCAAAAAATTATTCTTGAAACCGCAAAGAGTACTGGTTTATTAAAGTTGGATGATGGTTCTAAAGATGTATTAGAAAATTATGTTGCTACTATAACCAAGGCTTTAAATCAATCTGAAAAGTTTGTTGATGAAACAATCGAAACATTCACAAAAAACAAAAAGGAAAAATAAAAATGGATAGCAAGACACTGCGTGCCAAGCTCGAAACCACTGGTCGAACGTCGGATGAAATCAATACTATTATTGAAAAATTTGAAAAATCTCTTAAAAATAGAGATGCAATTCGTTTCCAGTTGAAATCTAGTAGAGTTAAGGTTCGTGAATTGATGGAATCTATGAATCTTAATAAGAAAGATTGCAGATTCTTTGATTGGGGTTCTCCTGCAATTGGTATCTTTGTCCATCGTGGGGAGAAGACCGCAAAGGTTTCGTTCTCGTTCTTGAACGCTGCTGATATACGTCTTCCTGAGTATAATCGTAATGATTTCAGAGCTACTCATTATCATGCTCTTCTGAATTATAATCAGAATAGATATACTTATGAGGTTGAATGGAGAGGTCGTAGCGAGTTTGCTGCTTATGATGCTTTCATTAAGAATCATCGTAATTTCCCGAATCGCTATAAGGATCTCTTGATCGGTATCGGCATCTTTACTCTTAACAAATGTAAAAGATAAAGATAAAAAAGGTTTTTAGATTATGTCAGTATTTCCGCAAGTTGGTTCTACAGTAACTAATATATCTACAACTAAAACTGGTACAGCAGCAAGAATTGATTTCTCTGATGGTTCTAGTATTTATGTCAAGTATGATGCATTGGTTATAAGCAAACCAGATGATACTGTACATATCAGATCTACTACACCAATTGTTCATAAATCAAGAGCAGAAACTCATTTTGAGAGTGTACAAAAGAAACCGGTTGTTCAACATAAACAACGTATTTCTAGTGCAGTTACTCAAAGTGTGAAACATTCAGTTCCCATGAATGGTGTAACTGAGAGTAATGTTACTGCAGAACAATTGGCTGCTGCAAAACTTAGATGCGAAAATCGTGTAAATAAGTTAAGCGCTGCGTGGGATGCCCAACATCCGGATACATCTGATAAGTACATGAATCAATAACTTGAATGGATCGGAAATTCTATATACATTAATTTGTAGATAGAGATTTTTGAACTATTTTGGTTGCGTTAATGGTGGTTAGTATTAGGTTAAATCCTAATACTAACCATCATTATTTAACACATAAGTTTTCTTTTTACGAAATTGTGAAAGGATAGAAATGTCTGAAAAAACAGATAAGAAAATAGTAGATCGTATTAAGAAACTTTTAATTAAACATGATGGTTGTAAAAAGATTCAATCTGAGGCTGAAGCTGAAGTTGCTTTAAAGTTGGCTTTTAATTTGATGAGGAAACATCATCTTGATATGTCAACTGTACTTACAGAGAATGCAATCTCTGATAATGAAATTTTCATAATAGAAAAAGAATGTGAAAAGTTCATAGCAAATGATCTTCCTGTATGGATACAAAATCTAATCCAATTGATTAATATTGTATGCAATACAGAATGTATTTTGAGAAAGTACAAAACAAATCGTTCAGCAAAGCAATTATATATCAATTTCATAGGAGAAGCACAAGATATCTCCAGATGTGTTGATATGTATAAGTTTTTCAAGAGTACAGCATCCAAACTTGGATACAAACATCAAAGATCTGTAAATGGTAATTTTACCAATTGGAGATCTTTTGTAGAAGGATTTACTGGAAGATTATTAGAAAGAGCTGTTATAGAAGAAAAACAAGAATATCAGAAGATTAAAAAACATGAACAAGCAGATAGTGGATTTCAAGATATAGATGATCTTGAAGATGATGAAGAATTTGATAATCAACCAGAATCGTTTGATTTGATTTTAAAGACAAACGAGTTGGTTCAATTAAATAGATACAAGAAATACGTAAGAGATAAAATAAAGTTATTCATTAAGCAACAAGAGGCTCAATCTGAAAAACTCAAAGAATCAAAAAGAATTGATCTTTCTTCGTTTAACAGAGGTCGTACTGCTGCTGATAAGTACAATATTAATCAAAATTCTGTTAATTGTTTAAGAATTGAAAATAAGGTTAGTTAAACAAAACAACAAAAGGAAACAAAAAATGGCTAACATTACCCCTGATAAAGTTCTTGCTGCTATTACTTCTTTTCCGCAGTCTGCTACTGCAATAGCAAAGAAGCTGGGTTTGAGCAAGGGTTCTCAGATTCAGGATATTATTAATGAGTTTGTTGATAATGATACTGTTGCTTGCGATGCTTCTGGCAGATTCCCGGTTTATACTGTGATTGCAAAGAAAGCCAAGAAAACTAAGAATGTTCCTGTTGCCGCAACCAACACTTCTGATGAGGTTGTTGATAACACACAGGCTGGCGAATGCAAGGTCATTCCCGAGTCCGGAAGAATGACTGATGTTGCTATTGATGAAGATGTTTATCAAGAGCTTGAGGATTATAAGGTTATCAAGCCTTATACCAACAAGTCTGGTCAGGTTGGTGCACGTGTGATTCTTCCTATTGTTGGCAGCAATGGTAAGAAGAAAACTGTGTTTGTCAAACAGGGTATGACTTTGGTTATCATCAATGATCAACCCAAATATATCGTTGATACTCCTGCGCGACTCATCATGGCTTGTCATACGTTCGCCAAAGAGAATAACATGACCGCTACTACCATCACTCAAGCGAAGGTCGGTCAGATCAATGGCGTGAATGATATTAAGATGTCTGATGTTGTTTCTATGAAGATTGAGAAGATTGACAAGGGTGCCTAATTTTTAAGCACCATACAACAAAGGTTGCTCCTATGATTTAAAGTCATAGGAGCAACCTTTTACACCCAGTTAACTACAGCATTAAAAGACAATGCAAACCGAAAATCAAAAAGAAATGTCATTGGTTGAAATCATATATGATATTGTTTCAAACAAGAATGATATTGCTTATTTGAAGAATTCTGTTTCTTGTGGTAGTTTTCAAGCCAAAAACGGATACATACCACAAGAGAATTCTACTGGAATCAAATTTTTAGATAATTCTTCATGGATTAGATTGGTTAGACTTAATAAGACTTTTATAGCAAGATATATATCTTGGCACTATGAATGGAGACGTAATAATTATAATGAGAATCCCAATCAAGATTTTCTTACTATGTTTAATAATAAATATAGAGAAAATGGCAGAGGATTTTTCTATATTGGAGCCAATATTGATTTTGATTTAAAAATCGAAGGATATCATTATAATGCAAATAATATCTATGATTCATATTATGTAGAGACTAATAGAATCCATGCTAGTTTAGACAAACTTAATATTTATATTTATAAACTTCTTTTCATTGGTGAAAAGAATTTCTTAATTGGATTTATTGATAGGTATGGTATACTTTATCTCGATCAAGTAATTCTTGAAAAATTGAGAAGAACTGTTAGTTATGATAGATTCAAAGAGATAGTAATCAGATTGATTTCTGTCTTTGCAAATGCAAACAGTTTGTTTTTCAGAAGTAATATAATGGGGGTAGATGGGGAACTTACAGAAAGAATTGGAAAGTTTCTTGTAGCTAGATTAAATAATCTTTCCCAGGAATGTACTATTATTGAACCGCAGCATATCGATTTGTTTAATGATTGCGATGAAGTTAGTGTTCTTCTTAGTAAAATTAAAGAATTGATAAATACACAAATTAAAAGATATATAGAAGATACCAGATGGGGAATCAATAATCAATATTCATATAAACAATTGTTAGATTCTTATCTGGCCAAAAAATATCAATCATTACAAAAGGATATTGATACAGCGTTTAGTAATGGTTTGATGTATGGTAATAAATTCGAAATGTCTGGTTGGATTGTATCTGATCAAAAGTTTGATGGTTGGATTGCTTGGGAAAAAGAAGTCCATATTATTCCGATGAAAGTTAATTACAAAGGAAAAATACGGAATATCGATCCGAATTGGAAAGAGAATCCCTATCATATTGATAAGATATTTATAACTACAGATGGTAAAATGTATTGTGAAGGATATCATCCAAATACAAATAACGGTAATGTTTGTATGGGTGATATTTCTGGAAAGATTTCATTGACTGATGTTAGGAAATTGGGGGAAAATCTCAATCGTTGCGAAGCATTACTCAATCTTATTAATTTTGATAGTGCATATGATTCATCCAATCTTGAAGAAGTTCTTGCACATTCTACAATAGATGTTTCTAGTAATTTTGAAATTGATGAGGAATATATTGGTGATAATGAAAAGTTAACGGATGTTTCATTTGAAGATGAAGAAGATTCAACTGCTAAAAATATTGATCCAGATGAAGACACTGAAACTCATGTGGAGATAATCAATGATTGACACATCTTCATACGAAGTTGATGTAGTTGTTACTAAAATAGATGAAAATAGAAATATTAAACAGATAGATTTTATGAATATAAGTACAGGAGAGTCTATTAAATCATGTAAATGTAGAGTAAAGAAAAAGAAAAATACAAACCAAACAATTACTTCGGAGAATCAAGAAGATGAACTCTGAACTTTATTCAAGGCAATCCAGTCTAAAATTACTTCATTATAACCATGCTATTATAGTTGGTCTTGGTGGTATTGGAAACTGGGTTGCATTGGATCTGGCATTAAGCGGACAAGTTGATTGTTTGCATTTAATAGATCCTGATACTATTGAGGAATCAAATCTTAATAGAACTATTTTCAGATATTGTGACATTAATAGTCATAAAGTTGATGCAGCCAAATATCAAATTCTTGAAAGAAGAAGTGATGTGGTTGTTGAAACTTATAAAGAATTGACTAGTCCAAAATTATTAGAAACTGTTGCAAACAAAGCAATATTTGATAAATCCGTCTATGACAAGAATTGTTTAATCATGGATTGCAGAGATGATATCTATGATGATCTTTATGACTTTAATTGTAAGTTATATAAGATCGGATATGATGGAACATCTATGACAATTGATGGTAATCCGAGATTGACTAAAGTTTGGACTCAGCGTGGTGGTGGTTATCATGTGATTCCATCTTATATTGGATCATCTCAGATTATTGCAGCAATTGCAGTAAATGATGCTCTTGGTGCTGGTTTTATCACAGATGAAATTAAATATACTATTGATGATATTGAAAACTACGATATGCCATTTATACATAATTTTACTACAAAAAATGGTAGAGATGAATATGGTAGATTAAATTGTTGTGTAACTTTTGGATGCCAGAATATCATTCAGTGTTGTTCCAATAAAGTTGGTAACTATGATCACAATGAAATTCTTGACATCTTAAAGAAAGAAAAAGAAACAGAGGAGTAACAGTAAATGAACAATCAAATTGATGATTGCGAAGAACTTGATATTCCAACATTTGATAATGAAATTGAAGATGATATAACATCTCATAATGGTGAATGGGTGAATCATACATCCAAACCATTAAAGAAGATCAAATGTATCATTGATTATAGTATTATTGAAAAAGTTAGAGATCTTCAATACTGTGTTGATAAGAAATTTGCTACATCCAATGAGTTTGGTGGTTATGTCAAATGGCATTGGGATAATAAGGGTAATGTTGTAGTTGATGATTTTATGATTCCGGAACAAGTTGTTGGTGGAGCTACTGTTGATTTTAAATCAGAAGCAACACCGGGATATACCGGAGTATTTCATAAACATCCAAATGGAATTAAATCATTTAGTAGTGTTGATGATAATTATATCAACTCTAATCATGATCTTTCAATTCTGTTTGAAGGTGGAAATTTTGTAACTGGTATTATAAATATTCCTCTTCCGAATGGAATGAGATATCAGACTACTCTTCAAATTGTAGTTAATAAACATGAACTTCGTAAAGAGGTAAACGTTGATATGATTTCGTGTCATAATCAGCGTAATATGTTTCGTCAGGGTAAAGCGGTATTTCAAGAGCAAGTTAGAATTGCTCCGCCTCATTTATCTGGTTTCAACAAGAGTATCAGGGGTATGGACTTCACGAAGTACACCTCTGGGAATGATATTATTGATGATGAAGATGATGATATTCCACAATTCACAATCTAAATGAAAAATGAAAATCATAGCAATTGGTGATATCCATGCAAGTGGATTTAGTGACGATTCTTTGATTAATGATTATCCCAAGAGATTGTATTACATTAAACAATCTCTTGAGTATATCATTAATTATGGTAAAGAACATGATATTAAACATTTTATGATTGTTGGTGATATCTATAATGATAAAACCATTATCTATAATGAATCACAAAATATGTTAACTGACATTTTCAAATCCAATGAAGATTGTCAGTTTTATATGTTTAGTGGTAATCATGATTTGAGTTCTACAGGTGAACATCAAAAGAGTGCTATTGCTGTATTTAGTAAGTTTCCGAATGTTACTACTTATTTATATGAACCAGAAGTGAGTGAACTTTTCAATGGTGTCATAGTTCCTTTCACTAATAGTTTTCTTGAGAAAATGAAGAGTGAAAAACTTCAAATGGAAATTGAAAAGAAACATCCAAAAATTCTGTATGCTCATGTTGGATTGAATGAAGCAGTTCTTCAATCTGGTTTGAGTAGGGTTGATAAGTTAAAGATAAGTGATATTAGTCAATTTCCGTTGGCTATTCTTGGTCATTATCATAAACCACAGAATCTGAATGGAAATAATACAAGAGTGTATTATGTTGGTTCACTCATTCCAAAAGATTGGAATGACAAGAATGAAGATAAGAGGTTTCTTATTGTTGATACAGAGACATTAGAGGTTGAAGAAGTTCCCTTAAATGTTCCCGGTGTTGCAAAATTCTATGAATTTGTAATAACAACCAATACTACTAATGAAGAAAGAAAAGAGATATTTAATAAGGCTCAGAAATTAAAATCTGAAGGTAATAACGTAAGAGTTATTAATAAGACGAAGATTAAGGCAACTCAAGAAGAATCTATTGGTGATATGATTGTTCTTGAAAATACTGAGGTTGATATTACTAATCGTGGTATCAATATTACTCAGTCAAAAATAGAACAATGCGAGAAATATTTGGATATCAAAGAAATTGATGATAAGGAATCATATCTTAAAATTCTGAAAGACATGAATCTTTTGGAATCGAAAAAAGAATGAATAAGAAAACATGTATAAGTTGTGATACTAAAGTTAGTCGTTCCAGATCCAAAAGATTGGATGATATAATATTATGTAAAGAATGTTATTCTGGTTTCAAAAATTACGTTAAGGGAAAAATCCAAAATGATAAACTTTGTAGTAGAAAAGATTAAACTTCGTAATGTAAGAAATTACGGTGATGATGGTATGGAAATGGATTTTCCACTTGGTAAAGTTACGGTTTTTACCGGTAAAGTTGGAGCTGGAAAATCGACTATTCTTAAAGCTGTTTCTATGGCTTTATATGGTGAAGATGGTGGTGTCAAAAATGAGAAGTTGAGTATTGATGATATGGTGAATGAAAGAGTGGGTAAGAATCTTGAGATTCACCTGTTCTTTACAGGAACCGATACCATTACTAATGTTTGTGATAAATATGAAATTCATCTTTATCACAAACATACTAAGATGAATAACAAGTTAGTGTTTATTAAGAATGGTCAGGATATATCTGCCAATGGAAAAATGGATACTTATCGATTAATCGAAAAGACTATTATTCCAAAGGAAGTTTATCATAACATATACTATTTCACTCAACAAGCAAAGAATTTCTTTACTGCTTTACCCAATAGTGAACAGAAAGCAATCTTTGATTCAATTCTTGATTTGAGTGATTATGATAAGTATTATGACAATTGCAGAGAAAAGATCAAGGAATATGAACAGAAACTTGATCAGTGTGAATTACAAATTAAAATGATTGAGAATAACATTTCTGAGAAATTGGGAATGGTCAATCATGAAAAAGAGAATATTGAAAATCTTAAGAAGATCAATCAAGAAGAGATTGAGAAACTTAAAGTTGATATAGAATCCTGTAATAAGAAATTAAAAGAATATGAATCTGATAAAGATTTGTTTGGTGATAGTTCTTATTTTGATAAGAAGATTAATGAAACCAAATCTAAATCAGAAATCAAGTTAAACAATATTGATAACGAAATCAATTCACTCAATCTTCAAATTGGTGGTATAAAAGAGAAATATCAGAAATTGTTTTCTGATTTTAAATTGAAGGTTAAAGAAGAACTTGATGAAGTTAATGAACCTGTAAAATATGATATTAAGAAATTAGAAGAAGATTTGAATAATGAGAATCACAGATATGAGAAATTAAAATCTGATATCGTAAATGATACTAATAATTCTAAGTTACTATTGAATAAGGAATTTGATGAGAAGATTTTAGTTTTAAAACAAGAGATTAAAGATTTAGAGACTGAAATTCTTTCTGAGAAAGATAAAGTCAGAACAGATTATCTTTCTAAACAACAAGATGTTAATTCTAAAATTTCAGAGATAACTAAAAATCAATCTGAATTTAGGATTAAGAAAGAGAATATCACTAAAGATATTTCTCATATTAAACAATCTGTAAATGATTTGGAAAATAGATATAAATCGAATTCCAAACAACTGAATTCTGATACTCCAATTTGTGATAAATGTGGACAGCCTTTAATTAATCTTGATAGATTAAAAGAAGAGCAAAAAGCATTGGAAAAGGATATCAACGAAAAGACTTCTAATATATCCAAATTAAATAACGATACAGTGGATATTGATAAGAAGATTAAAGATTTAGAAAACGAAATCAATAACTGTAATTCTGATCTTGAAAAGTATAAGACAGAAAAACTCAATCAATATAAAGAAAAGAAAGAACAGTTTGATAAGAAACGAGCTGAGAAGACTTCTCAACTTGAAAACTTGGAAACTGATAAAGACTCTAAACTTAAAGAAATAGATTCTACGTATTCAACTAAACTTGATGTGATTGAGAATAATCACACCAAGAATGTTAGTAAAATACAAGACAGTATTAAAACAAAGAATGAATGTATAGAACTGAATACTAATAATGCAAAAAATAAATTGATAACTACTTCACAAGAATATAACAAGAACATTGAAAAAGAAAGTGAAGATATCAATAATTCGATAAGTTCAAAAGAATCTGAAAAATTAGATATTCAGAAAAAGACTTCTTGTGCAATTCAAGAATTGGAATCTCAATTAAAACAATCGAAGGTTCGAGAACAAGAAGTTCAAGCTGTTAAAGATGAATTACATAGAAAACAGTCTGAATACAAAATCAAAGAAGAATTTCATGTCTCTGATGAAACATTACACTCGCTTGAAAAATCAATCAATGAAGATGAAAATAAGTTGAAAGATTTTAAAGCGACTAAAAGTGAATTGGATAAGACATTAAAAATTCTTGAGTTTTGGAAATCAGCATTTTCTGATAGTGGTATTAAGAGTATGCTAATTGATATAGCAATACCTCATATGAATCAATGTGTTAGAGATGAATTAGATCGAGTTTGTCCTGGTATATTTACGGTTTCGTTTGACACACTGTCAGAAACTAAATCAGGTACAATTAGAGACAAATTCTCTATCAACATTGTTCACAATATTAAATGTGCAACTGGACACAAGAAATTGTCAGGTGGTGAAAAACGAATTATCGATTTTTGCTGCATGGCTGCTTTAAGATCCCTTGCTGAAAAGTTGTATGGAAAAAGATTTAGTCATATCTTCTACGACGAAGTGTTTGATGCTTTGGATTCAGAAAGCAGAGAACTCTTTGCACAAAGCATGAAAATTCAATCAGAGGACAATCGTAGTATTACGTTAGTGACCCACGCTTTGACAGAAGATTTTGAACCAGATCGAGTATTTCCATTTTAGTATTTAAAGTTTGATTTAATTAACGTGTGAAATTGTTTAAAGGGTCATCCGACAAAATACAGTAAAGAGAAAGAGAAACATAACAATGCCCAGAAACTTAATCACATGTATTGCTACCGCAGTCATCGCTGCTGTTATTAAATATGCTAGTACTATCGAAAAGGTAGAGATTGCTGAAGATTAATAGATAAAGTATATAGCATACTACTAATGATTCATCCAAATTTCAAATGAAAAAATAAAGTTATGAAAAAAGAAATTCCAAGATTGTTGAAAAGTGCGTCTACTGTATACGCATTTGATTTTTTCGGTACTTTGTTTCATACGAAATCAGGATCAATCATTAGTAAAATCTTCGGTTTAAAGATGTTATTTAATCCACATCGTTTGGGGATAAGATGGATTATTATAACATCTTTACCGAAGATTTATGTTCCGATTATAAAAATATACTGTATGTTAAACGGTATGAATCCAATTCAGATTATTTCATCTGATAAATGGTTTAGAAAAGAAAAAGATTCAGAAAAATTTATACTGAATATATTAATGAATATTATTAACGGTGATTTTCGTTTAGAGTATGTTAGTTCTGAAAAAATAAGACGTATACGTTTTATTAGCAATAACATGGAAATATGTCATTATGTAAATGATAACATATCAAGATTACATAATGATATTGTCTCTCAAAGTGTTTTAGATTTCTGGGAACAACGGTTTGAAAACATTATCTAACAAAAAAGGAAATTAAAAATCATGGCTGATACTAAACCAGGCAAGGTTATTGTGTTTGATCAAAAAGTTGATGAGAAAAAAAGAGCCGCTCATATGAAGGTTCACGAGTTATCTAAAAATCTTCGTGATAGTGGAGTTAATTTGTATCGTTGTGTAATGGCAAGTATTGATCCAATTGCACAGAAGTTATTTGGTGTTAAAGAAGATGATAGTTCAAAGGCTGTTGCCGATGTTTGTTTTACAGATGAGGATCCTTCTAAATTGACTGATGCTCACTGTATGATGAGATGTAAGCAAGCTTCACTTTCTTTAACCAGACAGGGTTATAAGGTTCTCAATACTAAAATTTATAGAGATCCAAACGATGAAGATTATATCATCGGAAAGATACTTGTAAGTATTGAAAAGTAATTATTACAAGTATAATTGTTCATTAAAATTATTTGTATAATGATTTTAATGTGTTTTTAACATAATTTCAAAACCAAGCATCAACATTCTAACATACGTTAGAAGAAAGCAAAAGGACACAAAATGAAGATTGATTGGCTTCATCTTGATGATTATTGTAAGGATCTCCCTGAAGTAACATCTCCACTCATTTATTACCGTAAGGGATTTCACCCGGATGGATTGTTTAGCGAACGAATATTTGGACCGACTAAGAGCTATTATTGTGGTTGCGGAACTTATTGGGGCAGAAATAATGTCGGTCACAAATGTGACATATGTGGTGTTACTGTCAATAACAATAACGTCAGACGTAAATTAATGGCGAAGATTACACTGCCATTTCCGGTGGTGAATCCGATTATGTTCTATCTCATCAACAGAGTTGGTAAGACTACAATGTCTAACATTATGCTTGCTATGCTGTATGATGATAATATAAGTGGATACTATTATAATGAAAGTAAGGACACTTATACAAAGATTGAAAAGACAGATCTTGTCAATGGTACTGAAGCAACAGAAATTCCTGATGGTGTCACTGTCTATAGCGGTCCTGATGGAATGTTTCAGTTGATTAAAGATCGTGCTGAAAAGTTCAAAGACGATAGTCTTGGTTGGAAGAAAATCCATGATAATATCGACTCTTTCTGGATGTCTTGTATAGGTGTTGTCCCTCCAGAGTTTAGACCTGTTTCTAAATCAAGAGATGTTCAGATGCGTGATAAACTCAATGAGTATTATATCATCATCTTGAACTTCGCTCAAATCAACAAGCAGAATCCCCTGGATCAAGATAAGAATTCTGATATCTATAGAATTAATCTTAAGAATCTTCAGAAGTACATCTTTGAACTGTATGATTATGTCTTTAGTAAATTTTCAAAGAAACAGGGTCTGATAAGAGGTTCTATTCTCGGAAAGAGAATTGACTTTTCTGGAAGATCTGTCATTGGTCCTGATCCTACGTTGGAACTTGATCAGTGTGGTATTCCCTATCTGATGGCTATTGAATTCTATAAACTTCAGATTGCAAAGAGACTTCGTGAACTTAGAACTTTCACTGATTCACAGGGTGTTGTTCATACGTTTAATCGTTATGATCCAGCTTTGAATTTCATTGATCGTTGCTACGAAACGAATGACACTTGTCTCTTTGATATCGTTTCAGAGATTGCAAATGATAAGCTCTTTATCTTGAATCGTCAGCCGACTCTTCATAGAATGGGTCTTCTTTCGTTCAGGGGTAAAGTTCATACTGATTATACTATTAAGATTCATCCGTTTGCGTGTGAACCGTACAATGCCGACTTTGATGGGGATCAGATGGCGTGCTATCGTTCTCTGTATCCAGAATCGGAAGAGTCTAATAGACAACACATGTATATCATGAACAATCTTATCAGTCCTTCTACTGGTAATCTTTGTTTGAGTGTCAATCAGGATGTTGTTTTGGGTCTGTATCTCCTTACTAAACCCGAAACTCCAGTTGTTGAGTATAAGATTGGAAATCAAGTTATTAATACAACTCAAGGTAGAATTGAATTCAATAAGGTTCTTCCTGATGATTTCCCGTTTGTGAATAAGATTATTGGTAAGAAGATGATTCATAAGATTCTTAACGTTATCGCTAAGAACTATGATCCAGCTACTATTAAGAAGACTCTTGATGCTGTGAAGAATCTTGGTTTCAGTAAGACTACTGAAATCGGAAGTACTTTCAGTTTGAAAGAGTTGAGACCTGTCGCCAATATTAGAGATATCATTTCTGAAGTTGTTGATGATCCGACAAAGACTCTTGCAGAGAAGTTCTTTGCTCTTGCGGAACATCCAATTAAGAAACAGATTATGAAGACATTCCCTTACAGAGACTTCATTGAATCCGGATCTCGTGGTTCATGGGATCAGGCAAATCAGTTGATCTTCTGTCGTGGATATGTTTCTAACTCTCAAGGTCAGGTTGTGAACGAGCCGATTAAGAGTAATCTTATTAATGGTCTTACTAAAGAAGAATTCTTTAGATCTTGTTATGGTGCAAGAAAGGCTCTTCTTGACGTTGCATTAAATACTGCTGTTTCTGGTTATCTTACTAGAAAGCTTGTTTATTGCGGAATCAATGTTGAAGCTGCCATTAATGAAAATGGTGAGATTCTTGATGATTGTGGTAGCACTGAGTACTTCGAAATTGATGTTCCGGAGAATCTTAGTGAAGCTGACATTCAAGAGAGAACTGCCAATATTGAAGACGAGAATGAGCGTAAACTTGCTCAGGATGAAATGAGGATGGCTAAACAGAAACTTGATCCTGTCAAGTTGATGCAGTCTCTTCGTTATCGTTGGTATATGGATGATGATGGTATTCTCAAGCAGATCACTGAAGAGAATTATCATACTTTCTATGGAAAGCATCTTAAGTTGAGATCTCCGCTTTTCTGTAAGTCTCATAAACTTTGCAGAAAATGTTATGGTGAATCAATTAAGTTCTGTCATTCCAAATATCTGGGTGTTATTTCTGCTCAAGCAATGGGCGAGGTTGCAACCCAGCTCACTTTGAGAACATTCCACGTTGGTGGTGTTGCTCAAATGAGTAAGGGTCAACAAGATAACTCTCAGCAGGATATTATTAACGACCTTGGTCACGTGAAGAAGATTCTTCATGGTGGTGATGCATATAACACTGATTATAAGCAAGTGATCAGAGATCTGTTCTCTATCTATTCTCATCACAAGACTTTGTTGATGGTTCACTTTGAACTTATTGTTTCTCAGTTGATGAGAATTGGTGGAATGAGATGGAGACTTCATCCGGAACATAAGGAGATTAAACCTACATTGGTTTCAATCGAAAAAGTTCCTGCGTATGAATCCTTCCTTCTTGCTCTTGCTTTCTCTAAACCATATAACTATATTGTAAGTGGTATTCTTGGTAATTCTCAGTCCAGTGATGGAATTCTTGAGAAGTTGTTAACTAACAAGGCATAATCTTTTAGGAGTAAAACAAAAAATGTTACAAGTTCCAAGTCACGCATTACCTGAAGTTAATGTCTTCAATTTCCGTCAATATGAATGGAATGAGTCGAAGATTATTGAAATAATTGGTAGGATGCTTGAATGCATTCCCGAATACAATATGAGGGTAACCCATATTGATATTTGTGAGAAGGAAAACAAGAATCCAAATGAGATAAGAAAGACTGTTAGTAAAGTTCTCAAAATAGGAATTGTTTATCACAGTCCTGAAAAGGATGAAGATTTTCCCATTGAACTTGATTATGATATTCCTTGGTTGGAAAACAATCACTTCTTGATTGGTGGTAATTATAAGGCTTGTGTATATCAGCTTTATGATAAGCCAACTATTGTTACGAAGAATATCATTAAGATTCGTACTAATATTGCTTCCTTTATGATTACTCATAAGGATACAGCTCGTAGAGTTTATAACTATGAGGCAAGCATCTTCGGAAAGAAATTTCCGTTTGCCAAATTGGTTGTTGCTCTTTATGGAGTTGAAGGTTGTAAGACCAAGTTCTATCTGAATGATGAATTCGAAGCAATTCCGGGTTCTGATTTTGAAGAACTCAATGATGATATGCATGAACTTCGTTCTGATGTAATGAAGATTCTTAAGGATGACGGTATCAACAAGCAAGCAGTATTGAGATCTGACTTTGCCAAAATGAGTGATGCTCAAATCATCGATAATATTAAACTCACTACCAAAATTGATATTTTCAGTAGACGTTATATGAATACTGACAATGTCATTGATGAGTTTATCTATGTTCTTCAGAATGGAAGTTATGATGATGACGATTATCAGAATAAGAGACTTCGTTTCATCGAACAGGTAGTTTATTGTTATCTGTGTAAAGACTTCTATAATATTCTTACATCTATTAAGAAGAATAGAAAGTTTCGTTTTACTAATAATTCAAAGGTGATTCTGTCAAACGCAAATGTTTCTAGTATCATTCAGTATGATACCAGTTTGAATCCTCTTTCTGAATTAGCGTTTCTTTCTAGAACTTCATTGAGTGGTCCTGGTGGTTTCCAGAAAGCAAATGTTCCTTTGCATCTTCGTGAGATTCATCCGAGTATGCTTCATTTGCTTGATCCATCTGATACTGGTGATCGTGATGGATGCGGAACAACCCAGTACGTAGTTCCAAGTGCTTCGTTCGATGAATTCGGTGCACTTTCTACTACTAATGGAGATAACGATCCTGTTAACTCTGTTTCTACTGCACAGGTTCCATTCTGTGAACATGATGATACTGTTCGACTTCAGATGAGTTCTTCTCAGCAACGTCACGCAGTGATGCTTGAGAAATTTGATCTTCCCTTGGTTCAATCTGGAACTGAAGGAATGTATACTCAATATACTTCGTTCTTGAAGTGGGCTGAAGAAGATGGTACTGTTATTTATAAAGATCAGGATCTTTTGATTGTCAAGTATGTAACCGGAGAGTTCAAAACTTTCCATGTTGGTTATAGAAAACTTTATATTTCGGTGCTTGATTTCTATCATGTTTATGTGAATGTTGGTGATTCGTTTAAGAAGGGTGATATCCTTGCTGAATCGAATTATCTCAATAATGGCAAGATTACATTGGGAAGAAATCTTCGCACCTGTATCACACCCTGGTATGGATACAACTACGAAGACGCTATTGTTATTTCTGAAAGTGTCAGAAAGAACAAGGTGTTTGCATCTGTTCATTATGGACAGGTCGTGGTTGAAGTTCCGGAGAGTAAAGTTCTTCTCAATCTGAATGATGATATTGAGAATTATCAAGCAATACCAAAGATTGGTGATAGAGTAAAGACTGGTCAGACCATTGCAAAGGTCAAGGCTGTTGATACTGAAAAATTCACCGATGTGGTATTTGAACCGATTAGTGAAGTTCATAGTGATGAAGATGGTGAAATCATCGACATCAAGATCTATGCCAATAGTTGGAATAAGTGTTTTGAACAGTACAACAAGTTCATTAAAGACGCAGTCAATAATCAGAAGGAATACAGGAAACAGTTAGAAGCTGGTCTCCATGAATATCTTTCTGATGAACAAGTTGAATCTGTTCTCAATACATTGGATGTCAATAAGTCTGAAAAGAATAATTATAAGATCAAGGGTGATTCTGTCGATGGTGTCAGAATTGAAATTACTTATAAATATGAAAGAAACTTACAGCTTGGTGATAAGTTAGCAAATAGACATGGTAACAAGGGGACAATTTCAAGATTCGTTCCTGATGAACTTATGCCTGTTACTGAAGATGGAACACGAGCCGATATTGTGATTAACCCTCTCGGTATCGTTTCTCGTATGAACATTGGTCAGGTGTATGAATGTCATTTGTCTCAAGCTGTTTTGAATCTTAGAAAGATGGCTCTTGAAATGATTGAAAACAAGAAATCCAATGATGAGATTAAATCTTTCATCTATGGTTTTGTTGATATCATTGATAAGACACCCGGTAAGAATTATTCGGTTCAGCTCAAAGAGATATTCGATCCCATTAATGATACAGAAACTTTGAAGAAAGCTATTGATAACTTCTATGTTATTCAGCCGCCGTTCCAATCTATTGGTCCTGCTGAGCTTGATCAAGCAATGGAGTATACTAATAGCAAGTATGAAGTTCCTGTCTATGATCCAGTTTCCAAGAAGATGATTCAGAACGAACTTGTGTTTGGATCTCTTTACTTTATGAAATTGAATCATATTTCTCAGGATAAATTGGCAGCAAGAGGTATTGGTCCGTATTCAGCAAAGACTTCTCAACCGCTTGGGGGTAAAACTCGTAAGGGTGGTCAACGTCTTGGTGAAATGGAAGTTTGGGCAGTAATCGCTCATGGTGATGAAATCAACCTTCACGAATTCACTACTGTAAAATCGGATAGTATTTCACTTAGAAATAAGTACATTGCCAACTGTATGTCAAATGATGAGATGCTTGATGATATCGATGATGATGAGGTTCCACAGAGTCTCAGACTTCTTCAGACGAATCTTGCATCCCTCGGATTGAACTTCCAGATACAGGAAGGCGAGAATACTATTTCTGAGGAAATTGATGATGAACCTCTTGATTCAATTGAAGGTTTGGAAGAATCTCCTTTTGAACTTGATGGTGATATTTTTGAAACCGAAGATTAAAACAATCAAGGATACAAACAATATGGAAATTAACAAAGAACTGGCAGAGGAATTTCTTACTCACGGAATTCCGAAGAATATTACCAAAGAAGCTCTCAATAAGATCTATCCTGGTGCAATGGATCATATTCGTGAATGTCTTCGACTTATCGGAGATGATCCTGATCGCGAAGGTCTGAAAGAGACTCCTTATCGTGTAGTTAAATCATGGCTTGAATTGTATGGGGGTTATAAGACTACTCCTGTTCTTGATACTTCATTTGCTGAAGATATTGGAGATCAGGATGATTCCCAGATTGTCATGTGCAAAGATATCAAGTTCTATTCAACTTGTGAACACCATATGATTCCGTTTCATGGAATTTGTCATATCGGTTATCTTCCTAATAAGAAGGTAATTGGTGTTTCTAAGTTGGTCAGAATTGTTGAGTATTATGCACGCAGACTTCAGATTCAAGAGAAACTTTGTAGTCAAGTTGCTGATGCCATTGAAACAATCATTGAACCTCAGGGTTGTGGTGTTATAATGGATGCTCAACATCTGTGTATGACTGCACGTGGTGTAAAGAATCAGAAGGCTAACATGGTTACTTCTCAGATGAGAGGAAAGTTCAGAACTCAGCCTCAGACGAGAATGGAATTCATGCAGCTTATTAGTATGAAGATTGGTTAACTTTTGTAATTAGAAATAATTGGATTGTACTAACCAAAATAACACCGACTGTTGGGTAAATTAAAAACCCCAGCAGTCGGTTTCATTCAACTAAACAAAAAAGGAAAACTAAAAATGTCTGAACAAGAGATTGCTGCTGCTATGGATATTGCTAATGATAATGGTGGCGGAATGGCTCCTGAAATAATGGAATCCGCTGATATGGAAGAAGTTGCTGATATGGAGGAGAAAAAATCTCAGCTTTTTATTCCGGCTGATCAATGCGTAAAGGTGTTCGATCTTGTTAATAACAATATTAATCTTATTGATAATTGGAAGAAAGTCAATCTGACTCTTGCTGATGATGGTACTGATATTAATGATACCAAGGGAATCCTTGTTGGTATCGATAAAGATGGTGTTCCGTTTTCATTCAATTGTAAGAATCATATGATTCCGTCAAATCTTGCTGACGGGATTACTGAAATCAAGGTTCTTCTTTCTGGTATTATTATCAAAAGTCCTACTGTCAGTATCTATGTTTCCAAGAATAACACGTTCTGCTATATCAAGAATCCTGAAGGTATCACAATCGAATCTCTTACGTACTTTAAGGCTCGTGGAGGCAAGGTTGGATACAGGAACAATGGTGTTGCAATTCCTCGAGTTGATGTGGAAATGGCAAAACTTACGTTCAAGGTGGCAGGTGGCCGTATCTATGATAAGGTCATGAAGGCTGATGATATTGGTCAGATTCGTGATATTGTCACTGCTTTCATGAATAATGAGATTATTGATATTAATTACTGCATTAAGATCGAGAATACTTGTTTCAAGTGCGGTATTTAATATGATTTAAAAAAGTGGTCACCTAACTAAAACTTAGGTGACCACTTTTTAAAATTAAATCTTATGAATGGAATCAATGAAACTTGTCCTTTAATAATGAGGGATCTGTATTACTATGATATAGTTGCTGCATTCCCAACTATTATGAAAAGACAGTTTTATGATTTTAAAAATGTATCTTTGGATAATAAGGAAGAAAGAAGTAAGTTTGTTGGTATACAACAAATTGACAATCCTCAATTATCTTCATTCTTAAATGAATCTGTAAAGAATCTTATTGATTATTATTTGAGAGTCAATGAGATTCAAAAATCTGATGTCATATTTAGACAGAAAGATGGTTTTATATCAACTAAGAAATTGGCAAATAATGATAAGTTCATTGAATTGAAAATGAGAAAGATCTTATCATTATTAGTTATAGATATTAAACGTAATTGTATGATATATTTTGATGATTTTGGAGAAATGGATGTAAAGGGTGTTTCTCATTATTATCATGGATTGGATGTAATATATAAAAAGATATTTGAATTTGATTTCTATAACACAAAAATGTTAATGAAACAAATGGAATATCTGAAACAGAAGATTATTAATGCTACAGAAGAAAATATCAAATTATACGCAATTGAAAGACAAGTTGATAAATTGGGTAAGGGATTACAGACTTATTATACATTCATGCTTAAAGATAATAAGTCAATGACAGTTAGAGATATATCTTATGTAAATCCAAAAAACATAGATACATGGAAATATTTCAATCATTACTTTAAGATTTTCTTTGATCCGATATATGTTGAGGTTACTCAGAAATGAAAATTTTCTATAGAATTAAAGAAAAAGAATCTGATGTTGATTTATCTTCTCAATTGTTTGAAAATCCAATTAATAAGAAATTCATTAAGATAACAGTATTTCAATTAATGGATAAGCTTTATGAGTTGATAACAATTAGATTTAAGGAAAATGATCCAGATGTAAAAATTGAAGATGGATCAACAATTAAGATATATACATTGGGTAATAAAAATGAACGAGGTGTTCATCAAATAAGAATGGAAGACAACTCTGTTCATTTGTACATGTATAATGGTAATATCTTATCAATTCAATTGAATGAATTTAAACAATCTGATTTGATAGATGAAATTGATAATTTGAAGAGAGAAAAGAAATTAAAAGAAATGATTTTTAAACTTGTAAGTACTGGAAGATAACTATGAATAAGAATGATTTAGTTGAGAAGATTTTTGAATTAGAAGATAAATTTGAATCAGAACTCAAGTCTGATATACAGAAAAAAGTATTCCAAGAAATGGATAAATTGTATGGTATAGAGGGTGTTAGAATTTGTAATATCTATTATAATGAAACCGATAATGAGGCAGCACAAGAAGAATGTGAAGAGTGTGCGGAAAAAGCAAAGAAGTTAACTGAAGAGTTACATTATGGTAATTCTGTAATTGAATCGTTAACTAATTCTGATATAGAATCTGCATATAATACTCTCATAAAAGAAACGAATTTAGAAGAAGATTTTAAACATTATACAAATATAATCAAAGAAAAATTCAATCAAGTTGGTTTATTGACTAATGATGTTTTATTGAGAAATATCATTTTAAAAATCACACTAGAACACTTTAAAGAAAAACAAAAAGAAAAATGAAAGTTTATTCGTTAGAAGAAACTTTGGCTTTAACAGATTATAGATCAAGATTGCGTTTTCTTGAACTATACAAGATATTACTGAATACAGAAATTGAAGATAAAGAATATAGTAATGAAACAATAAATAAGTTTTTTGTCAATATTGTCACTTGTGTTGAAAAATGTTTTATACATTATAGTGATGGTTGGATTGGGAGTAATAATTTACTAAGTATCTTTTACAATAGTGAAATATTGTTTGCGCTCAATAAGATAAAAGAAAAGGTTAAACCCATTTTTACTATCGATGTATTACCAAAACTTTATGATAGCTGTGGTTTTATGGTTCTATCTGTAACAATCAATAATACAACCAGATATTATAGATACATACTTAGAAATAAAAAGGGTTTTGAAATATTAAAAGAAGAAGATTATATACATTACTCAGATCTTATAGAAGCTGGAAATAGTGAAAAACTTAGTTTCATCCCTCTAAAAGAAATGGAATTTTGAATATGGAACAAGACGAAATTAAAAAGCTTTCAATTCATAATAACAGTAAACTTCTGTTATCTGAATTCTCAAATCCTTCAGAATCGATTTTGAATAACTATATAGCAAAGGGTTTGATAACTAGTTTGAAAAATAGTTTAAAAGATAATACGTTGAGCGGAATGATCCTTCAATGTGTTGATTCTTCTGATATGTATATTAGAATACCTTCTTATATAGAAACACAAAAGAGGAAGGTTAAAGATTATGAAATCATAATTGATGATAATGGAAGATATGGCGTTTTGTTAGAATTTCTTTCTAATAAGAAAACGTTTAACTTTTCTGTTAGAATCATGGATATGACTATTGTGAAGTATAACAATGAGATACATAAGCAAGAAAGAGGAAGTTACAGAAGTTATACTTTAACTGATAAATATGGTAATATATCCAGTAATTGGAAATCTATAAAGATTGCATCTGATGATGAGTTTAAAAGACTACTTGATAATCATGAGAAGATAGATTCAATTAGAGTTTTTGAAAAACTCGTTTCTGTTGCAGCAGGTGATTTGATTTATGGTATCAGATACTTTTTACTCAAGTGTTATATAAAGAGACTTGAAGAAGAAAAGAAGTACTGGCAAAATATTAAGAAATCAATTCCAGAAAGACTTAAAAACAATCTTAACAATCGTGAATGGGGTCTTATACTGAAGGAAATCAAACAATGATTCTGGTAAAGACAAAGAAAGAAACATCAAAACATAAAATTAAAAAGTTTGATGTTGTTACAGACTGTGTATGTTCTTCTGATAATATGAAGTTTGTTGATAGTGATAGTATGGCTATCAATACTTTATATAGAACAGCTGATGATCATATTAAAGAATTAAATAGAAGTTTAGAAAAAGCCAGATTACTTTCAAGATTAATTGAATGTTCTTATTGCCAAAATAATCAAAAGAATAGTATTGATGAAAACTCATTGATTAGTAGGAAAGAGAAAAGAACTAAAGGAAAATTCATTAATACCATTAATTCAAATAATGGGATATTCATACACCACTAAATCAAACTAATAAAGAACAATGAGTAAAAAAGATTGGCGATTTGATCCCAATGAGGATTATCGTAATTATGATGAAGATTCTTATAATAGAGGAAATCGCGGTGGTTTCCGACCTATAAGAAAAGGTAAGAAATTTAAAAAAGATAAGTTCGATGGAAAAAGAAGAAATCGTGATGAAGAGGAGAGGTGGTAAAAGAAAACCACCTCTCTTTTCTTCTGATCAAAAATGGAGTAAAGAAAGTGACAGATCAATCACTGTATCGTCTTTCTGAATTGGTTTCTACTCTAAATAGAAGTAATTCTAGTAAAGAGAAAGAGATTGCTTTAAGAAGTTTTGCTGATTGTCAACAGTTGTTGAAATATGTATATGATACGAACTTGTATCAGTATGGGGTAACCCCAGACAATGTTAAGAAACTAAAAGATAGTTCTTCTGTTAGAGAAATCATAGCAAATGAAAATCTCCAACATGATACTTTGATTAGTCTTCTCAATGATCTTAATAATAGAAGCATAACTGGTCATAGAGCCATTGCTGCAATTGTTAAGTTTATTGAAAACAATTCTCGGTTTGAAGATCTTATTCTTAATGTCATAGATAGAAACATTCAAATCAGAATCGGATCTCAAATCATTAACAAAGTGTTTAAGGGTTTGATTTCTGAATTCAATGTTTCTCTTGGTGTTGCATTGAGCGACTATGATCCAAACAGAACGAAACTTGATTTTAGTAAAGAACAGTTTTATGCTTCTCGTAAACTTGATGGTGTTAGAACCGTTGCATTAATTGATGCCAATGGTGACATTACTATTAAGTCAAGAAGCGGTAAAGAATACTTTACTCTTGATGTCATTAAAGAGCAGTTGAAGAGTCTTAACCTCAGAAATGTTGTTCTTGATGGCGAATGTTGTATTGTTGAACCGAATGGTAATGAAAACTTCCAATCTATGATGAAAGAGATTAGGAAGAAAGATCATACTGTTCAAAATCCAAAATACAAATGTTTTGATATTTTAAGTCTTGAAGATTTCTATAGGGGTTCTACTACTACGAAATTTAGTGACAGAATTCAAAATCTTCAAACTACTGTTTTTGGAAAACTTCCCAATGTTGATGTCATTGAACAGAGACTTATCACTTCTTGGAATGATGTTGATGAATTTCAAAAGGAAGCTATGGATAATGATTGGGAGGGTTTAGTCCTTAGAAAGAATGATGTATATAAGGGTAAACGTTCCAATGATCTTATTAAGGTAAAACAGTTTAATGAATGTGAACTTGTTATTACTGGAATAGAAACAGGACCGTTTCGTATTATTAAATACAGACGGGATGGTACTTCATATGAAGAAACTGAGGAAGTTGTTACAGCACTCAATTCAACTTATGAAGGATATCCGGTTCGTATTGGTAGCGGTATGTCAATTGAATCAAGAAGATTGTTTAAAGCTCAGCCTTCTTTGATTGTTGGTAAAACTGTTACTGTCAAATACTTTGAATGTACAGAAAATCAGGACGGGGGTAAATCAATTAGATTCCCGACACTGAAATCTATTCATGGTGTTGAAAGAAATACTTAAAACTGAATGGGTTCTAGTAGAATCAATTATCTATTAGAACCCATTTGATTCATCATTTGTTTGGAATAGAAAGTTAAATTCTAAATATATTAATTATTGAATGAAAGATTAATTGTGGTCTTTCGTCAATGTCAACAACAAAAAAGAACCAAACAAATGATGATGAGATCAATCTCTCGTGAAGAAATTCGCGAGTTCGTCAATTCTTGTGCTGACAATCACACAGTTTCGCGTGTGATCGCCAGTAGGCTACTGAGGATCATGAACCAGTTTCCCAATACGACGTCTTTTTTGGAGGCGTCGAATGCTCAGTTGTTAGCGACGGCTCGTGCAATGGGAAAATCCAAAGAGCGGGATTTTGGTGGAAGAACGTATAACTTTCATGCCAGGATCTTGGCTCACTTCAAAGAAAAACTCTTTGAGGAAAAGAAGGCCGAAGAGGTTAAGAAGCAAGAATTCGAACAACAGAAAGCCGAGGAAGAAAGGAGAAATCCGACGTTTACACAAAGGCAGATTGAAGGCCTCGGGGCCTTCATGAAGCTTACGGGTGCTACCGAGGTCAACCTTTCGAAGATTCGGTTGGTGTTCGATTGTTTCTCCTTCGATCCCAACAACTAACTCAGGTTTAATAACCTGGGTTAGTTAAAGGCAGGTAAATCCTGTCTTTTTCTTTCTTAAAGATTCTTAAACTGTTGAATTGATTAAATTCAAAACAATTTCAAATGTAAAGGAAAATCAAATCATGAACGGAATTGGAGCTTTTTTCGCAAGAGAATCTGTACCTGCTTATAAAGATCTTATGCGATATATGATTAATGCATATATGGATGATAAAAGAAAACATCATCTTGATGCAATAATTGTTAAGAAGGGTAGTTCGGATCCTGTATATATTTTTGATGTTGATGGTGATTGTTATCATGATATAGAAACTAACTATTTTGAAGTTTTTGAGAAATTCTATAATGATAATATGAAGATTGGAGATCTTATCATATTTTCTTTTGATGGTAAAATTGTATATGATGAAACTGAGAAATTTATCTTGACTAATAATAGCAGTAATGTTTCTTGTTTTAATGATTGGAAAAAATTTGCTGATGATTATCTTTATAAACTCTACATTAAAAATCAGAGAGATATGAAGAGAACATTGGAAGATTGTGATCAATGTGATATCAATCTTATTGCTTGTGATTTAAAGAAGATGAATTTGATAAGTGCAAATGATGGACATTGTGGAATTCAAATGTGTCATGCATATATTAAGGGTATTGGATTCATGCTTCATCAAAATATGGTTTGTTTGAGAAACATCATCCATAGTTTTACTGATTGTAGTCAGGATGCAGTTAATCTTTGGGAGACTTGGTATGGTCACCCATTGGAACAAGAAGTTATTCGCGAAACTGATCTTGAGTCTGGTGCAATGAGAAAGATCAAATTTAATCCAAAATGGAGTTATTGAAATGAAAGGAAAGAAGAAACTTTCTCATATTACTTTAACTGATGATGAAATCAAGAAGTTTAATTCATATCTCAAACTTTATGGTTTGGATATTAAAAAGATTCAAAAATTGAATGAAAGTATAATTGATTCACTTGATGCAATAAATGCAAGTTTGTCATTATTGTATATGGGTTTAAAAACTTCAAAACAAGTTAAAAGAGAATTAAAACATACTCGTAAATTATTTGGTACAGAGGAGAATTGATAATGTGCGGTATTGTAGGAATGTTTGACAGAGATTCTAGTCTTAGTATTGCTGTTAGAGCAAAATTGGCTCGTGATAGTGAAGAACGTGGAACTAATGGATTTGGTGTAGTTCACATTAGAAGATCTATACCAAATCTTACTAAAAAATATAGTATCTTTAAATCAGAGAAACCGTATTCGGAATTGGCAAAAACTGAAGGTGACGAATATGATCTCTGGAGATCTATCATCAATTATCCAGATGGAAGTTGGCTTCCTACTCGTGGTGATGTAACATTGATGATTAGTAGAGCAGCACCAGAAACAGAATGTGCTACTGATTCTACTAAACTTGATAAAACACTTCAACCCATTATTAATGAAGAGGAAGATATTGTTCTTGTTCACAATGGGGCAATTTCAAATAAGATAAGAGATCAGTTGGGTAAAACATATAAATATCAAACTGATATTGATAGTGAAGCAATTATAGCATCATATCTTAAGTTTGGTAGAAATATCAAAGATGCTATGGAATTTATTTGTGGTGGTGTTGCTGCATTAATGTATGATGGTAAAAAAGATGTTCTTTACATGATCAATGATTTTAAACCATTGGCTGTTGGATATCTTAGAGGTGAAGGTTTGATTGCAGCATCATCCAAACAGTGGATTGATAAGATTATTGAAGAGAAATATGATGTGAAACGTAATGGAATTTGTTGCTGGGAATCTTTCTATAGCAATTATCTTCCGGGTGGTTTCATTCATGAAATTGATCTTCAAAGTGGTTTCATTAGTGATATTCAATACAGTCCTCGTTATATGACTAATGTTTGGGATAGTAACAAGAAACTTCTTCAGCAGAAAGGTCATTACAATGTCTGATTATCCATCAGTACCTGATAATGTCAGAAAAAACATTGATAATATTCTCTTTATATTTGATTTTGACGGAACATTAGTTCAACAAACCAAATTTGTCGATAATGTTACAAACATTGTTCAGTTTATGGGATTTAAATTGGCAGTCAATCCATCAGCATTTAATATTAAATGGACTATTGTTACTTCAAGACCAATTCAAGATTTTCCATTGATTGAAGATTGTTTGAGAAGAAATAATGCATCAATAACATACCCAGTAATGGCTCAAAATCTTAAAGTTCCTGAAGTTGGAAATCAGGAAGAATTGAATTTTAAGATAAAATGTATTAACTATTGTAAAAATAAATATTCTAAAAATATCATTTATGTTGATAACAATAGTGATCTCTGTGAGAAAATAACTCAAACAGATCCCACGATTCTTTGTATCAATATAGTTGATTTTCTGGTAATGTGCAGATATAGAATTATGGAGTGTGGAGAATGAAAGAACTTTGTTTAGTTTCCTGTAGTGGTGGTCTTGATAGTACTACAACTCTTGCAATGTTAAAATTGGCAGGATATGAAAATATCATAGCTTGTCATTTTGATTATGGTTGTAGATCTGGTGCAGCAGAAAAGATTGCTATTACTAATATCTGTAAGGAACTTGATATCCCCCTTAAGATATTTGATATTAGTAAGTTGATGAAAGATATTGATAGTGAGAGTATGCTTATTAATCCTAGTGCTGCTATAACAACTGGTACATCGGATGATATTAAAACTACTTGTGCTTGGGTTCATAATAGAAATGGATTATTTTTGAATATTATGGCTGCTTTTGCAGAAGAACAAGTATTCAAGTATAATTATGATAAAGTATATTTTCTTGGTGGTTTCCTCAATCTTTCAGAAAGTGGGTGTTTTATCCCGAAAGATGATCACACTATAACAACATTTGATAATAAACAAGTTAAACCACTTGATATCAAAGTTGGAGACGAGGTTCTTTCTTTTAATTTTGAGAAAAAAGAATTTGAAAAAGCTATAGTTACTAATATCTATCATCCGGAACATGATATTACTTATAAAATTTCATTAACATTTGATGAAGGTATTATTCATAGCAAGAAGGTGCTATTTTTAAGTAAGGAACACCCGCTTTATATTAAAAAGAAAGGTTGGGTTGAAGCACAGAATCTTGCTATTGGTGATATGTGTTATACATATAGAGAATGTGGTGTTGCGCAAAGAACATCTCATATAGATAAAGATGCAAGAAGACATTTAGCTGAATTAGCGAGTATTAGGTTTAAAGGTAAACCACACAGTGCTGAACTTAATCAAAAGATTAGTAAAGCTGAGAGAAAGTTAATTGATTTGTTTGAATCGCTTAATCTTGATTTGAGATATGTTGGTGATGGACAAATTTGGATGACTGCTGAAGGAAAGCACATGAATCCAGATTTTATCAATATATCTCAAAAGAAAGTTGTAGAATATTACGGTGGTATTGGATTCTTCCATTCTTTAGAAGAAATCGAAGATAGAGATAGAAAATATAAATCTATTGGTTGGGACCATCTTGCTATTATAGAAAGTGAACTTGATAATCTTGATGAAGTTAAGAATAAAGTTCTTAACTTTATGATGGATGTACACAATGGATGGATTATTGAAAATATTGAACGTATAGAAGAAAAAGTTGAGATGTTAAATTATAGTGTTGAACCAAACAATAATTTCTTTCTCAACAAAGTTTTAACCCATAATACATATCCGGATAATTCAGAGTATTTCATTAGTTCTTTTCTTGAATTTATGAAATATGCAACTCTCATCGGAAATAGAATTGAACCATGTTATGGTCTTTCTGATCTTATGAAGTTTGAACAATTTGCTCTTATCAAGGAATTTCATTTAGAACACGCATATCGTCACGCAATTAGTTGTGACAGAGCCAAAGTTATTGATGGTGTTCCTTGTAATTGTATGAAGAATGGTGTTCCTGCTTGTGGTTCAGGTTTACTTTCTTATTGGGGATCTAAAATGGTGGGAATGGATGATACTAAAATCAGAAATTTCTATGAAGTTGATGATCCAGATTTAAAGATTCTTGAACCAGAACATCTTAATCATGAACCAGAAAAGTATGATATTCATTCAATTATAAATAGAATTCATTTTCCGAACGACAAATTGTATAATTTGCACAGGTTGGTTAATGAAAAGAAACAAAAGGTGTAAAAGACAATGAAGAAATCAAACATTGACAAAATCAAATCTAAAATTCAAAAAATAATTGATCTTGATAAAAATGTCATTTTTGTGAATTGTTTGATTATTGATGTTTATTACAGATCTGATAATGTTCTTGTTATCAGTTATTGTAAAGATGATAAATATATAAATGATGGACCTGAATCTATAGAGGTTCCCGCTGATGAATTATCTAATATCTATTATACAATAACTAATAATAAATACTATGTCCAATTCAAATTGCCAACATCTAATGATTTGGTAAATACTTATTTTAGATTAATGTTAAGAAAGACACCAGAAGAAGATATGCATGAACTTGCTGATACATGGCAGATTCTGGGTATTAAAAACATAATTTTTAACAGAATGTGGATTAATACAAATTGTCCGATTTAAAAGGAATAGAAAATAGTTATGAAAATTAGATCCGACTTTGTTTCAAATTCAAGTAGTTCATCTTTCTTAATTTCTACTAATAGTAATTATGCCACTAATGATTTGATTAGTGATATTAGTGATAAATGTAAATGTGATTATTGGGATAATAAAACAAAGATGACTAAAATTTTAAACAATTATGTCTCTTTGTTTGCTGGTTATATTAGACTTGATGATATTGTTACTGATTATGATAAAAATAATCCAGATGATGTATATATGTTTGAGTGGTGTAAACAACAAATTGATAGTAGTACTAATACTGAAGATCAATTAAAAATTAAATATTTGAATGATGAACATACAATCATTAGGGTTCAAGAACCAAGTTATGATTCACGTATTGTAACAAAAGATCATATGAAAAAGATTATGGAACTTGAAGGTGATGAACTTATCAAGTATATCAAAAATAGAGATAATTTTACATATGATAAGATAGATGGTGGTTATTCGTGTAGTTATATAATTAACGAAGATAGTGTTGCCATTACAGAAAAACTCATGAAATTGGGTAAACAATTTTCTATATTTGATAATAATAAATTAACATTTGAAAATATTAAAGATAGAATTCTTAATAAGAAAGAAAAGATCTATGTAATTCATGTGAACTATGATGGTGATGGTTGTGATGAAGATAGATTTAGAGCTGAAGAACATGGTGTTTTTGATGGTCTTAATGTAGAAATGCTAAATACAGAACCTTGGTAAAATTATGAAAATCAGAAACGACTTTGTTTCAAATTCAAGTAGTTCTAGTTTTATTATATCTAAACAAAAAGGTTTAGTTGATTTCTTTGTTGAGTTTAGAAAAATCATTAGTGATCTTCACCATATCATCTTTTGTTGGTATGATCGAGAAACTAGAGATATTGCATATAATTACTTGATAAATAATCATCAGATTAAAAATTATCTTACTGATCATGTATCATGGATAGATAAACATTATGATTATAATTGGAATGGTAAACAAATGTATTGTATTCTTATCAATGGCGAAGTACTCAAAGAACCATTTAATGATGATATAATAGCATTGGTTGCAAATTGTAATAATGTTATAATCGAACTTATGGAAACATGGGATTCATTCCCATTAAGCAGAATAAGTCAGATTTTGACTTTACTTGAATATAAGGGTTTTGCATATGAAACAATAACTAGCCATTTGGATTGGTTTAAAATGAACGAGGAGATTACAAACAATGAAAATTAGAAACGACTTCGTAAGTAATAGTTCAAGTTCTTCTTTTATTGTTATTGCTGATACGGTTGGAAATACAGAAGATCTTTCCAAACTCAATGATGATTTGGATGAATTCATTGTTCCAAACGTGGAACATGGTAAATATCAATTTGGATGGGAAGAAGAGATTACTAGCGATTTCTTTAGTAAACTCAATTTCTGTGCCATGCAATGTTTCTATTCAGATGAACATTGTGATGAATGGTTTGATATGCTTAAGAAAGTAGTTAAGGATAACTACAAACTTAATATTAGAATGGTTGATCCAATCTATTATGATTCAGAAAAGAAATATAAAGATCTACCCAGTTATATGTATATAGATCATCAATCTGCTTCTTCAGAAGGACAGAATATTGACATGTTTACTAATGAAGATACTCTTCTTCGTTTTCTATCCAATACTGATTCTTATATTGAGGGTGGAAATGATAATAATTAAAGAAAGGTTGATAAAATAATGAAGATTAGAAGTGATTTTGTAAGTAATTCTAGCAGTTCTAGTTTTATCGTTGATATAACCGGTCGTTTTAATACACTCAAAGAATTGATTAAAGCATTTCGTCTTACTAATAAAGTTAGCTTTACAGCCAAAGATGAAAATTCCAAGAAAGAATTCGAAGAGTTGTTTAAGAACTATTCTTGGTGTAAGGATTCTTATAAAGTAAACACTATTGAAATTAATTTCCGTGATTACTTAAATCATCCTGAACCGGAATTGTTATCTAAAATCATAGATATGTCAAAGCCGGAAATCATTGTTGATGTCGGTAATGATTATGATGATATGAGTGGTTTTTATCAATTTGGTCATTGGCTTGAAAGTCACGGTTTTGTTGTAAAAGAAGATGAAGATAGTTCTCTTCCTTATGAATCAATCAAAAGTCTTGATGATGAGTATTTGAAAAACTAAAGGAATAATTACAAAATGAGCGAAACTTTAAAGTTCATTAATCGTTTTGCAGAAGCAGTCAAGGAATACAGAAAACTTCAAAGGGAAACTGATGGAAGTGATTCTGAAATTGCTCATTTTATGCAAAATAAAACAAAGAATTGGTTAGATGATCATTATGATGAAGTTATTGCTTTATCGAAATTAAATTGTGAAAAACCATTTCTTTCTTTTGTGGTTCATTATATCTATAACTAATTATGCTGAATAAGAACGAACTTGATCTTTCCACCGATCAGGAAAAAGCATTGGATGCTTTAAATGATTGGTGGAAAAGTTCAAATAGACAGCAGTTGATAACTTTGGGTGGTTACGCTGGTTGTGGTAAAACTACTATCGTAACCATCTTTAGAAATATTCTTGCTGATCAATATCCATCATTGAGGATTGCATTTTGTGCATTTACTGGTAAAGCAGCATCTGTAATGTCAGTAAAACTTAAAAAGAATGTACGAAGTGATATAATCGAAAATGATTTTATTGGTACAATTCATTCTTTAATATATGAACCAGTACTGGATGAGAATGGTGAAATCACTGATTGGGTAAGAAGAAAAAAGATTGGTGAATATAGTTTACTTATTATAGATGAAGCATCTATGGTATCTAGAAAGATGTTTGAAGATCTTTCTAATTATGGTATACCGATTATTGCTGTTGGCGATCATGGTCAATTGCCTCCAGTTGATTCTACCGGTTTTAATTTGATGGAAAATCCTCAAATTAAATTGGAAACACTTCATAGATTTGCTGAAAATGATGGTTTAATCAAAGCATCTATGATGGCGAGAATTGATGGTTATATCAAATTTGGTAATTATAATGATCAAGTATTTAGAGTTACTCCAAAAGATCCATTAGTAAAACAATTCATTAAACAAAGATGCGGAAGATTTGATGATTCTGTTGTATTATGTGGGTTTAATAAAACTCGTATAGATATGAATAAGAAGATTAGAAAATCTCTTGGTGCAATTGATGATGATCTTCTTTTGGGTGATAAAGTTGTTTGCTTAAAGAATAATCCAAGAGCTGTTGGATGTGCTGTCTATAATGGAATGATTGGAGAAGTAATCAAAAAGACAGTATATTCAAATGCATATGATGTATCTATTAAGTTTTCTGATTATACATATCCCTATAAAGGGGTTGTATCTAAATCTGGATTTAATAAAGAAAAACCAGATTTCGGAGAGTTCATTATTTATAAAGATCTTAAGATGTTAAGAAAAGCAAAGGGTGTTGGAGATTACTTTGCTGTAGGATCTATTATTAAGGATAGTAATCAAAAGGTTTATTTGGATAATTTCGATTACGGTTATGCTATTACTGTTCACAAATCACAAGGTAGTGAATGGAGTAATGTAGTCGTATTAGAAGAAAAATCCAAATACTGGGCAGAAGGTGATATGTGGCGTAGATGGTATTATACAGCAATCACCAGAGCAAAGGATAAATTATTATTAGTTGGAGTTAGATAAAATGAAAACAATCGGTAATAAGAAACAAGAAGCTAAAATAGATAATCTTGTAGTTAGATGTATCATTGAGGAAATGGGTAAGAATCCGATTGCATTTATACCCATTATTAATGAAATTCTTACTACTAAGAATCCTGATAATAGAGTAATTATTAAGAACATTAGTGATGGTTTGACTAAAGCAGCAATAAGTCAAACAGAACTCATTAATGAAGTTAAAGATAAGATCTTTGATATGGTTCAAACTGTTACATCAGATGAAGTAGTCAAAATAGTGAATGAACAAAGATTGAGTTTATCTTCAGAATCTAAAAAGTTTCTTGAAAATATAGCAAAAGATATTATAACATCATTGTGTGAAAAATACTTTGAAAGTAAGAAGAAAGAGATTGATGAAATCTTTTCTGATTATTTCAAAGATATTAAAAAGTATATAGAAATTGAATTGACCAAAAAAGTCAAGAAGAGTAAGAAAGAAACAGAGGATAAAGATAAGAAGAATAAGTGCAATATATCTGTTCCTCTTAATTTAAAGGATGAAGTTGCTCAGTATGTATCATTCCTCCAGAGTAAAAAGTAAGAAGAATTGGTTACTTTTTAATAAGAGTTGGGTTTAGAGAAACACCCAACTCTTATTTTTTTCAACAGAATTTTTGATATATGGGAACTAAATTATTAATTTGATTGGTTATTACTATTTAATTTTTGATATGTCATTAGCAAATTACTCAGTTCAGAATTTTTGTTTTTTTGAAATTTATAAAGATGGATCTAAAGATGTTAATCTAACTGCTACACTTTCTAAAGTAATAATAACTAGTGATATTGATAATGGTTATCCAGTAATTCAATTATTCTATAAATCAGATAACCAAAAATTCATTCAAGATAATATTTTTGGTCATACAAATATAACATTGATGGTATGGTATACTGATGTTGAAGGAAAACTAATGTCAGATCCGTTAATTTTTGATCTTATTGTTCTCGAAAATAATGTACCACTTACACCAAAACCATATAATAACGTATCAAACCATCAAGATGTTCAAAGAAGAACCATTATATCGACATGTATTTGTAAACAATCATTTCAAATAATGTCAGCTCCTGTTAACAGATTATGGGAAAGTGGGATATGTCCATATGATGCTGCAACAACACTGATAAAAGATACTGGTGTTAAAAATACAAATATAGAAGATTGTAATAAGAATGGATATACTATAGATCAATTAATAATACCGCCAATGTCACTAAATAAAGCATTAGATGAAATTAATGATAAATACGGTATATATGAAAATCAAGTGTTCAAATATATGAAGTATAATGGAACATTTGAAATGTGGGATATAGTTAAACATTTTGAAAACAATATAAATGGTGAAATTACTGTTCACAAATTACCAAATGTTGCCCCTGCTTCTGTATTAAAAAAACCACAAGAATATGCAGAAGAACTCAAGAATCACTTTGTTACATATGATACTATAGAAACAATCAATACTAGTAATGACTCTTGTGTTTTGAATGGATTCAAACAAACTCACATTTATCACCCATCTTTTGATATAGCATACTATATTAATACTAATTATGTAGAAGAATCAAAAAATCGTGGATTACTTTCTAAAAGTGATGATATCAAAATCAATACGGCGATGAATAATAGATTGATTGTTGATAGTTCAATGAAGGGTTTAATGAGAGTCAACAATGCTGATGTAGAAAATGCTGATAATCATGATATCATTCCGGTTATGAATCCAATTAATAGAAGAATGTCCAAAGAATTTATGAGATTGAATCAGATCAGAATTAATCTGATCAGACAGATTAAGATTCATGAATTGATGAATGTTGGTCATACAATGTATCTAAAACCATATTCAGAACATGAAACATATGAAGGTTCCAATTATGAAGGAACTTATTTAATTACAAATAGTGTTATTGTTTTAAACAGAGAACGCCAAGGTGGTTTATCAGATCAAATTTATATGAGTGCTACTATAACTGCTTCTAGAACGAATCAATCATACAATTGATTCTTTAATCATATTGAACTAAATACTAAGTAAGTAAACTAATGTATAATGTTCATATGGAAGGTTAACATCTATGGCAAGTGCAATTTCGCCTGGTGTATATTCCAAGATCATTGATCTTTCAGAGTATCTCACTTCAACTTCAGGAACTATTGGTTTTGTACCAGTCATCACAGAAAAAGGTCCTGATAACGTACTCACGAGAATCAGTAGTATTGAAGAATATCGCACTAAGTTTGGTGATCCAAATATCAGAACCTTTGGCAAATATTATGGTCAGGGTCCGTATGTTGCTTTACAGCATCTTTCTGTTTCATCAGATCTCTTTGTAATGAGAGCTCTTCCTGATGATGCAACTTATTCTCATACTTATGTATGTTTTGTAAATGCTCCATTAACAGCAACTTCTGTTGATAGTAGTTCTGATAATGCGAGTGATGTAGATGAGGGTAGTGCTCCTTCAGAAGCAGTTGATACCAAGGTTGGTTCAGCTATTGGTCTTACTACATTCTCATGCTATAAGAAATTCCAACCCACAATTGTAGATTCTACAACCGAAGGTTTGAAGTATCTTGATATGACTAATACTCAGAAGCTTGACGCGATGTTCACTTCTGCTCAGTCTGGTCAGGTTTATGCTCTTACTGATGGTAATGCTTATATGGAAAAAGAAGGTGATTATAATAAATCAGTTCTTTTCTATGTAAGAGGTTTTGGTCGTGGTGATTATTATGATCGTTATAGTTTCATTCTGAGAGCTGATAGCAATCCTTCCAATTTTGGTCTTTATAACTTTGAGCTTTATGAAGATCAGGATGGATCTCCGGTTATGGTTGAAAGCTATAACATTTCATTTGATCCAGAATCAACTGATCTTGAAGGTGAGAGTAATTACATTGAAGATGTAATTAATGGATTCTCAACCAATATTCAGGTTCAGGTAAACCCTGATGCTTTGGCAAGATACAATTCGTTCCTTGCTGAATTCTATAAGAATGATCCTACTATTGAAGAATCTCAACCGGATTATGTAATCGATAAAGGATTCCCAACCATTGATGAAAATACTGGTTATTCTTGGATTCCTGATTATATCGGCGAAGATGAAACTGATACTATAAGAGAAAAACCCGGTGTCTATGTTGGTACCAGATTGATAGAGAAATCAGCAAGTGGTGATTATGAAGAAGGTATTAAATATCTTCCTGCTGGTTATGAACTTGGTACAAAAGCCAAGGCTATCTGGAATGCATACTTCGATAAAGCAGTAGCAAAAGAAGCAATGGCTGAAGCCAATGCTGCATATAATGCTGCTGTTGATATGGACGAAGATGATGAAACAGATCCTATTAAAGTTGATGGTTATTCAGATGCAAAGCAACTCAGTAGAGATGAAGCTATTGATAGAGCAATTGGTCTTTGTACTGTAGCTCAAGAACTTGTTGATGCTGCTCAAGAAGAGTATGAAACTGCTATCAATATGAGTCTTATGTCTCTTACTGATAGTAATGATATTACTATTGGTGAGCAACCTTATTATCTCAATAAGGGTTCAATGGGTGGTATGGTTACAATCAAGAATGGCACTAAAGTCACTCAACCAATGATTGCTAATCAGACTCTTGCTCTTGCTTATACTGGTCTTCTTAAGAAACCGGTTGTATTGAGAAGAGTTGATGAATCAACTGGTACAGTCACATATAAGATTCAGTACGCCAATGACGTTCTCGATCTTGATTGGATCTACTTTACTATTGTTTATGATGCTGGTTATAAACCAGATGTCAAACAAGCAGCAAAAGAACTTGTAGAAACCAGATTGGATTGCGTTCTCATTTCTGACTGTGGTGATAACAGTGATTGTGAGGATGTTGAGAAGTATACTGGTGCAGTAAAGGGCGCGAAAGATTGCAGAATCTGGAACTCCTTCTATTGTGCAAGATATGAACCTTATACAAGGGTGTATGATAAGTTCCTTGGTTGTGATAACTGGATGTCACCAGTTTATACTATGGCAAAGCTTATTCCTACTAGTGATGCATTGTATAATGTTTGGTATGCAGCTGCTGGTTATAATAGAGGTATAAGTTCTGAAATTAAGGAACTTCGTTGGAGTGCTAATAAGGGCGAGAGAGATCGTTTGTATCTTGCTCAAGTTAACCCAATTGTTCACTTCCCTGAAGGTATGACTGTTTGGGGTCAATTGACTACTCAGAAGAAGACAACCGCACTTTCTGATCTTAACTGTGTAAGAACAGTTCTTTATTGTAAGAGAGCAATTGAGCAATTCTGTAAGTATTATATCTTTGAGTTTAATGATCAAGAAACTCATGATAGAATCAAACAGGGTATTGTTCCTTTCTTGCAATCTGTTCAGGCAGAAAGAGGTCTCAAGTCTTTCAGTGTTGAAGTTGGAGCAACAGATTACGAGTTCAAGACTAAGACTTGTCACGTAAACGTAATGCTTCAGCCTATGAAGGTTATTGAAAAGATTATGCTCAATCTTTACATCCAATAATAGGTAATAAATGAATCAAGGATATTCATTTTTGGATATCCTTGATTCTAAATCATAAACTTTAAAATAAAGGAATCAAACAATGGGTTTTGCTAGCATGTTCAATGCAACGGGAAGAAACTACGGTGGTACCGCAAATAACCTTGTTGCAGATCCATATCTTACAGGCTACCATTTTACTAAATGGTTCATGCCTAATAAATCAATATATTTCGATACAATAAAAGGATTGATTACTTCTACTAAGTTGAAGGGGCCAGATGATGTTCCTTCTGTTCTTGATGTGTGTTGTTTATCAGTAACACCTCCCGGTGGTACTTTAAACAAAACAGAAATTCAAGGTCTTGGTGGTACTAAATGGAGTGTTCCTACTAGTGTTGACTACACCACTTCATTCTCTTGTAAATTTCTTGAATTCCAGTATCTTCCAGTATTTTCTGTTATTCATAGCTGGGTTAAGTATATCCGTGATAATAAAACGGGTACTACTGATAATGCTAATGAATTAGCAACACATAAGAATGAATATTCAGCATCTGTTCTTTACTGGACTACTAAACCGGATGGAAAGACGATAGAATACGCTGCTTGTTATTCTGGTGTATTCCCGCTTAAAGATCCACAGGATCTCTTCCAGAGTGATGTAGCATCTGTAGATAAACTGGAAATGGATATAGAATTCAATGTTGACTTTGTTTATCATGAAAGCTGGGTTTATGATAAAGCTAGAACATTATCTGATTCTTATTCCAAGAAACTTCAGGAAGTTAGAAGTAGCGGTAACGCGTCTCAGGATTTCCCGTAATCAAATAAAAGAAAATCAAACTCCCATATTTCAGAAATGGTATGGGAGTTTGATACTTTTAAATCATTTCTGAAAAAATTAAAATTTTCTTTTTTAATTGAAATTGTATCAACTCAATTGTTATTTTATAAATCAATAGGATTCAAAAATCTATGAATAAAGCTGGTATTGAAGTATTTAGTGGGTTTGGTATTAAACTTCCTGAATATGAAGTTATTACTCCACAAGGAAATAAAAAGTATACTGTTAGATCAATGTCCATTGCTGATGAGGATAATCTGAAAGGAAGTTTGATTACACCTTCTAGTTTTCCCAAACATCTTTCTGAAGTATTGTGGGGTTGTCTTGTAAAAAAACCAGAAAACATTAAAACATTTGATGATTTCATTGAAAATACTACTTTAAAGGATAGAGATGCTTTAATATATGGTCTCTATGCTACTACATATAAAAATATGCACGTATATGAAGTTATATGTGAAAAATGCGGTCATACAAATACTGTTACTATAGATATTGATAAAGCTCTCAAGGGTACTTTTTGGAATCCTGATGAAGTAATTGATTCTGAAAAAGGAACTAAACGCGGAGATATTATCTCATATAGAAAAGTTGTAGATCTTAAAGAATTTGATGGTGTTCACTGTGTTCTTAAAGCACCAACTATAAAGGATGAGATAGAATATAGTGAATATGATTTATTTGCAACTGATGAAGATAAAGGAAAGAGGAAAAATCTTAGTATGGTTGATAGATTCTATCAAGATCCTACTAAGGATAAACCAAATGGTGATGAATACAAGCAAAAAGATAATATCAGACTTGCTTGGAATTCTATTCCTCCGGATGATGCCAAATTGATTAATAAAGTCTATGCTGATGAATTTCTCAAATATAATGTTAGAACAGTCGCTACAGTAATTTGTCAAAATTCTGAATGTAAAGACAAGCGGGACGTAGAATTAGATTTCACTTCTCAGTTTTTTCGCGCATTGTACCAATGAGAAAAGTGTATTAAAATACCGAGAAAGTCTTAAAGAAACTATTTTTTTATGTATGGAACTTTCAAAAAGTTCTTATATAGATGTAGTAAGAATGCCTGTTGATGAAGTAAAATCTTATATCAAATGGAAAACCAAATATGATAGAGATAAGTATGATACACAACAAAAGGCTATTCAAGGTATTAAATGATAAATTTTTGAATTAGTGCATTACCCAAATATAGTTATACATTACTTTACTTAAAATATTCGAGTTGTCATTTTACAATAGGAAGTGGTTGTAAAATGACAACTCAGAATTCTCCCAATTTTCTATATATGGGAACAAATCTATAGTTTTAGTATATTTTTGTTTGTTTTATATATGTCTAACGAATATAAGAAGTTTGAAACAAAGCGAATTGCTACATACAATATCGCTAAAGATATTTATCCAGTTATTGATCAAAATGGTGATTGGAAAGAAGTAACTGGTAAGGATGCCATTATTACATCTATAAGAAATCTTCTTATGACTCCATTGGGTCAATATCCATTTGATCCAAATTATGGATCTTTGTTATATAAAAAGTTATTTGAAATGGCTGATAGTGTAACAGAAGAAGAAATCAAATATGAAGTAAAAGATAGAATTGAGAGATTTGAATCCAGGGTTAAAGTTAGTAATGTAAACATTCAAATGAGTAATAAAACAGCAACAGTAGATGTTGTATTATCTATTCAAGGAGAACAGAACAAGACACCATTGAGTATTTTTATGAAAAATCTTGGTTCTAATATGGTTCCTGATAAAGAATCAGAAATGAGTTCTGTTTGGGGAGAACAATAATCATGATTAATAAAACATATATCAATCAACCAAAATTTAGTACTAAGCAGCAGTATGCTAATTGGTATGTAGATCTGGTAAATGATTATTATTCTCAATGGAATCTTAATACCATTAAAGTAACTTACTACAATCTTGATATAGAAAATTCAAATATTGATAAAAAGAAACTTAATGGTGGTTCTTATGAAATGGTTGGCGAAAAATCTGGTTGGAGATGGAGAAAGATTTTAGAATTACCAATCAATGGACTTGGTCAAGTAAATACTACTCCCACTAATGATGAAAGGGGTACGACCAATACAGAAAAATTACTTGATGCATTTTTCCCAAGAACTACTGGTGTTGTTCCAAAAGTTCATGATTTTGTAGCATTTGATATGTTTAATGTAAATAACCATTTTATATTAAATGATCCACCTTTATACGAAGTTGTAAATGTAGAAAAATCTAATGATTTTGAACTTGGTTTTTACAAGATTAATATGAAGGTTTCATATGTAACCAAGTCAAAAATCAATATGCAACTTAATGATATTCTTGAATTTATGGATTATGAGAAAAGACTTTATAACATGGATGCATCAATTGTTCTTGAAAAAATACTAGAACAGAAATGTGAGAACAAACTAAAAGGATTGTTTGATGAGCAATCTGGTTTATACTGTGAAACAGTAACTATTTAAGTTTTTAAAAGAGATTTAAAAGATGGCTACTTCAACTAAAAGTACAGATTCTGATAGCATTTTGCTTAATCAAATTGTTAATCAGGGTGTTAATATTTATGGATCAAGAGAGAAGATTAGATCTGCATTAATTGAATATGCTAAACAGTATCTTAATTTGAATGATTCTGATATCAATAAGACATCATATCTGGCTTATTTAATTGATCAGTTATCTATTCTTTCCGCCAATCATATCTTTTATGATGCAACAATTTATAAAGAATTTTTCTTTGTTGATGCTCAATTAACAGAATCTGTATCAAATCTTGCAAAATGGATTGGTTATGTAATACCAAAGGCTACACCAGCACAAGTAGATTTGCTTATGGGTGTAAATCTTGAATTTACAACAAGTCAGGCTTCTTTCACAATATCTCCATATTTTCATGCAAGAGCTGGAGATATTCCATTCATGATTAAGAGTGATTCATTAGATAGTGTAAGTGCTGCTAAAGTAAATGTAAATAATACATTGATTACTAATGAAATTACAGCCAAAGTTATTAATAATAGTATTCTCAATGTAAGAGATAGTGATGGTAACTATAAACCGGTATATCTTTCATCAGATGGTAAAACTGCATATTTCTATCTTACATTTATACAGAAGGATATTCAGTTAAAGATATTCAATGTACCAGATGATTTGAGTACTGATCAGTATTATAATATACCAATTGAATATGAAGGTCAGGTTAGTGATCTTGATGTATATGTAATATCTCCAACCATTAACCAAAAACTTAATACTTCTGATTCAAGTATTGATGGAACCCTGAGTCCTGAAACATTTGATCCGACAGAAGAAATGTATGATAGTGCTGGTAATATATGTAACTGGGTTAAATGGGAAGAAGCTGTAAATGGTATTTATAGTATGACTGCCAAGAAAACTCAATATTGTTGGGTTGGTGGTTATAATAAGGGTGAGATTATGTTTGGTAATGGTATCCTTGGTAAGCAACCGGCTCCGGGATCTATTATAGCTGTGAGATTACATATAACACAAGGATCAACAGGTAATGTAATTTCAAATACTATCTCTGATGGTGATACGATTTATCAAAACTCTTCTAGTGGAACTGGTACGGTTTCATTTACTATCAATAACCCATCAGCAGCATATGGTGGTTTAGATCTTTTAACTTTACCAGAAATTAAACAAAATGCAATCGTAAATCTTTCTTCTAAGAAGAGATTGGTTAGTGATAATGATTATGATGATATAACTACAATATGTGGAAATGATTTACCAATAAAAAATGCATATCCGATATTGAAGAGAAGTGATATTAAATGTAATGAAATGATGGTGTTTACTACATTAAATTACATTGCAAATAATGTAAATGAAATAGTTCCAACTAGAAATACATACATAGATATATCCAATACAGAATGGACAAGTGATAGTAATGAATTTACTATCATGAGAAATACAGATGTTGATGTAGGAAATGATACTTTTATAACACTGTTTAATATGACATTAAACAGAACTACTAAAACAGCATCATATGACTATATGCTTCAAAGTGTAGACGGTACACCGGTTTCTAAATATAGTAAAATTAGAGATAGTTTCTATGATAAATATAGTTATATTACAGGAAACGGTTGTAGTTTCTCTATAAATACTAGTAGAAAATCAACACTTAGTACTAATTATGCTGTAAATGTAACATTCAAAGTAAATCATAATGTTCAAGAAAATTCTACAATTGATAATGAAAATAACATGACAGCATATCAGTTAAAGAATTTGTTTGATAATTATGGTGGTTTTAATGTTCAAACATTCCAGGCAACAATGACTACCAAATGGGGTGATAATAAAGTATATGATGCTACTGCCGCATACGGGTATACATATACAAAGAATTCAGATGGTGCATATACTTCGTTTGGTTGGACTATTGATAACTATTTAAATGTTCCAGATGGATTACAAAGATTTGAATTTGATATAGAAGCTTGGGGACCAAAGAGAAATCTTGATGGATCATTTGTTGGAACAGATGGAAGTATAATTATAGATGCACAAGGAAACTTAGTATCAGGAAAATCAAATACTAAAGTTCAGATGGCTTGGAGCAGTCTTCATACTTATTACTGTGATGTAATCATTAGAAGAAATCTTGATACTTTCATGGAGTCTACAATAACATTCAATGAAGATGGTAGTTGTAGATTACATAACGTTCCAGTAATTCTCAAATCATATTATAAAGATATTGTTGAAAGTGATAGTAATACAGGAAGTAGTAATTTTGAATTGAGTGTAATGCAAAAACTTATAACTTCTTTGTCATTTACTGATAAGAAGATGTTGACAGATTTTATTAACATAAAATTCTGTGATACATATGGTGTAATGACTAACTTGAAATATAATACACCTTCTTATACAGTAGAATCAAGATATGATAATACTCCATGGTGGGATAGTGATACACAAAGTATTCCAACTGACGTAATCATTAATACTGATTATGGTAGCGGAAGTAAAACAGATCCAGCGGCAACAGCTGGTCAAAGTGGTATATATTATATAGCCAATGGATTTATTGATGAGATGGGTAAGACACCTCTGAGTGAATATCTTGGTTATATAGTTTTAAGATTAGTAAGTGGTGATGCTCCAAATTATACATATACATATCAATTAATTGAACCAAAGAGAGGTATGTATGTAAGAGTCAAGGATGAACTTGATTCTGATGGATATTATAATACACTTGTATGGACTGGTAGAACGTGGAAGAATGTAAGTGAATATAATATACCTTTAGATATCAAAGTTAAAATCGAGGTTGATAATACAGTAGTTAGTAAATCTGATGAAACTATTACTAATGAAATTATTGATGCATTGACTACTTATTATCAATCAAAAATTGGTATTCAGAAAAATATAGATATTTCTGAACTCTTAAAGGTTTGTAGAAGTATATCTGGTGTTGTATATGCCGAAATTTTGAATCCTGAATTTAATATCAGATTTGATTATACAATTGATGATTTAACTCAAAAACAAATGCTTGATTTTACTCCACAATATATCGGATTTAGAGGCAAATCTAGCAGTGAATCCGATTATAGTAAATCAACTGTAACTGTTCAAATTGAAAGAGTTTAAGAGGAATTTATAGAATGAAAAGAACATTTGTAATCAAGAGTTTAGTTGATGATAAGAAAATCATTAGTGTAATAGATTTGGATTATCTTTATCGTTATATAGTCAATCATGTTTCTCTTGAGTTTAGTAATCTTATTGAATCATGTTATTATCCAAAAACTAGTAACATATTCAAAGATCTTCTTCATATGTGTAATACAAACGAGAAATTGTTATTACAATATTCAATGGAGAAGTATGGACCACAAAGAAGTCAGTTTAAATTAGTACATGATCCATATACAACATTACTTGTTTTGATAACTCAAAAGTATCTTGAAGTAAATAATTTAATGGGTGCACAAGCAACATTTCATTTGTTTTCTTTGAGAACTTACAGTAATACATTGTATCATTTTACTACATCCAAACGTAGCGGTAATAAAAAAGCATTATGTTTACCTGATGTATTTCAATCAGCGTTAGAAAGTCTTTCTCAAAATCATATGTTTAGAAAGAAACAAACTATTGCTGCAAGTATCATCTATTTCAGTAATGATGTATTTACCAAATTCAAAACAGCATTGGTTGAAGATGATAGTAATAAGATCTTTTCAATGATTTATAGTTTAAAGAATAGAATTAAACAATCTATTAGATCATTGATGAATAAGTATTATGATATCTATAAAAAGAAGACTTCTAATACTACAGGAGATGAACAAGATTGGGATACTACAAAAGAAACCAAACTGAAAGCATTTATAAATAAGATAGCAGAAGATATGTGTATCTATAGAAAACGTAATAGTGTTGCCATTCAACAAGCAACTTCTATTACTAAATTCAACAGAAAACTTGCTATCCAATATGCCGAAAATTTAGCCCAACCTGCGTTCATAGAAAACATTAAGTTAGGATATTACTTGTTGCTTAAAACGCTCCCTGACCTCCAAATCATTAAGCAAACTAAGTTTTTAGATTACATTAGAAGTCTGATGGCTATAAAGAGTACAAAACAACAAGTTTATTTCAAAAAGGTTATAGATGATATCCAATTAATGTTAGTTGATAAATTACAACTTCAGAATTGGTATAATGGTCTTACTATACAAAGTAAGAGCGTATCAAGAAACTTTATTGCTTACTATATGGCAATATATCTTAGATACTATGTTTAAAAATGAATTAAGTTACTAAATCATTAAGTGCTTTCATTGCATCTTTTTCTTCATCTGGTTTTTCTTTGGTTCTAGATGTATCTTCTACAGCACCACTTCCAGAAGCATTTGATGTAGAAACATAATTTACTTTTTTGGGTTGTTCTTCCTCTTTTTCTTCAACAAGCACTGGTTGTTTTAAACCACCACGATCATCCATTCCGTTTAATGCAAGAAGTTGTTGCATAATACTTGGACGATCACCACCATAACTACTATCTTTTGAGTTTACTGTAACTCCGTAAACACTATTGATTGACATTCTTACATCAATCATGTTTGGTCTACCGCACCAAGATATATCGTTTACATCTCCACCTTTCAAAACAGTCATATTAGAACAATATGCAAGCGGAAGATAAACACAACCAGGAATGTTTAATTCCAATAAGAACGGCCAAGTATAAAACTTACCATTATTAGATCTTGGTGTTACAAATTGAAGAAGTGCTACTAATGGAGCAAGGATACCTGATCCATATTGTTTATCATTTTTAGAATTAAAACAATTTAATCTGATGCTAAGTTCGTAACTTACTGAGCAAGAACTTCCTTTCCACATTGTAGGAATATCAAGCTTGGATCCGGGATTCTTAATCATTTCAGCAACATCTTGTTTGATTGATTCTGCATTACCCAATCCTGTTGTTTTACTAACCCAATCTGCAGCACCAGCTACTGTATCACCAGTCCAACCCCAAGCATCTCCAAGTACTTTAACCATTCCGCCTTGCTTTTTAAAATTTTCAGCATTCAAACCACCCGTCATAAATGAGATTTCATCCCACCCACCAGAAGTTCTACTTACTAATCCACTAAGTATTTGAGATTGTCCATACTCATTAGTATATGATTCTGCCATAGGAGTATTAACACTACATACAGCAGCAATACGTTTTGATTTTGCTATGTCAGCGGGAACACCAACACCATTTACAGCAAGATATTCTACATATTCATCCCAACCATCAACACCTCTATAAATATTGAGATCACCAGTAATTTCTGTATTTAATGGATGAAGATATGCAATTTGAAGAGACTGATCAATTTTTGTTTCAAAACTAATCCCACTAGTATTCATTTCAACTGGATCAAAAACATATCCGGGATGACCAAGATACTTCGGTAAGATATATTTTACTTCTGTCTCTTCACTGTCAGCCATAAATCAAATCTCCATATTTATACATTCATTACATTGGAAGCAATATTCGGTTGATAAAGTGTTGGATTATCATTATCATTACCACCACTATTATTATTGTTGATAACATTAGTAACATTACTAACACTATTGGAAATTTTAGCAGCATTTACATTTCCAGCAGCAACAGCTCTATCTGTTCCATCTTTAACTGCTTTAGTAGTTCCTTCTAATGCTTTAGTTTGAGAATACACTTTGTTAGATGCTTCAAGTTGTTGATTTTTCTTAACCTCTTGCATATTTTGAGCGGTTGAATTATCAGAAACGACTTTTATATTACCTTTTTTCTGCATTTCATATCTTGCTATAAGTTGTGGTTCATATTTGTAACCAGTTTTTAAACTTCTTTCCATTACGTCAAGTTGTTTTTCTGATAACGGTTTATCTAACAATATTGGTTCACCAGCAATTTGTTTATGTTTACCACTTTCTTTTACATTCAATATTCTTTGATTCATATTATGTACCATCTTAGCTGAATTCAATGAAGTTGCTATTGGTATTAATTTTCCATTTTCATATCTAAATTCTTCATAATTATGCCATGGTTCTTTTTCTAATTTTTCTTTTCCGTAGTATTCGAGTGCTTGAGGATTGACATAATTTTTCTGTTCATTTATTATCCTATCTATCATATCTTGTTTAGAATTACTTGGTTTAATTTCAGTTTCTTTCTTTGCTTCTGTTGCTTTTTCAGTAACTGGAGTTTCTTTAACTTCAATACTCTTTTTTGCTTTATCTAATTTTTTAGCTAAGACCTCATTTTGATTAACAGTACTACCACCAACAGCACCACCATTTTCTAATGCTTTATCAACAGCTGTTAGTTCTCTGGGTTTAGATGCTTCTTCGTGTTTGATTGCATAATCATTAAACAGATCTGCATACTGATTATTTCCATTCTTATCATGTTTATGTTGGTTAACCCAATTATAATACATATAATAAAGATCGCCATAATATATATAATGATCAAGTTTATGTTTCTTGAGGGCTTTATTTAAGATTTTGATTTTCTCTTTCTGTACCCGACAAAATTCTTTATCTTTTAGAGCCTTATTTTGTACTATATCTATTACTTTACCAAGTCCAATTCTCTTAACTTGAATTATTTTCCATTTATCATAATATGCTATTTTAAATCTAAATGCTACTTGTTTGCTGAGTTTAGCTTTTTTACAAAGTTCTTCTATTTTAATAAATGCTGTATGAGTATCTTTATTCTTCATAAAGATTCTATTACTACACATTAAACCAACTTCTTCACTAAATTGTTCCGGTTTACCATTCTGACTTCTCCACTTTTTATATATATTAGAAATCAAAATTAATTTTTCTCCATCTGATAAATCTTTATCATTTCCAATTTTTTGTACTTGATTTGCTATATTCGAATCCATAAAGAATCTTGGATCATTCATAGCATTTTGTACATTTTCAGCAGCCTTCATTTGTTTAATACCATCAAGTATATCACAAATCATTAATACACAACTAAGAGCTACAGAAATTCCAAGACCAATAACTGGTGGGGGAATAAATGCAGCAGCACCAGCACCAGCAGAAAGAAGAGCACCAGCTTTATCCCCTTCTTTAATTCTACTGGCTACATCTACTGCAGTAAGAGCTGTACCAATACCAGGAAGAATTTTAGTAGCTGCTTTACTGGCAGCAAAAGTACCCAATTTGGTACCAGCATTTGTTAATAATTTTGTACTTGTTGTTGTACCGAGTGTTTGTAAACCATGTGCTGTCATACTTGTTGCTGCTGGTAATGCTACAGTACCAAATCGTTGAGCCATTAATGTAGCATTATCACCAACTCTATTAGCCTTATTAGTTTCAAGTACAGTTCCATCTTTTAATGTTGCTTTAGCAGTTAAATCACTAACTTTACCTTGAACACTATCACCAAATTCAGTAGCAAGATCTCCATACATTGATGTAATCAAACCACCACCAGGAATCCAGTTTGTTACACCATTAATCATTTGATTGGTGCCTCTTACAGATTGACCATCACTTATTCTGCTTATACCATCAGCAGCATGAAGACCTGTATTTACAACATTGAGTGCACCAACACCAGTCTTACCCAAAAATTTTCCAACTCTAGTAGTTGTTTTAAATCCAGGAACCTTTTTTATTGGTGTTTTCTTGGCAGCTTCTGTAACTGCATCTACTACTGCCATACCACCCTTTGCACCAGCAACAGAACCATTCATTGCAAAAGCATCTTTGGTACTCTCTTTTACATTTTCATCTTTTTTAAATGGGTTAAGCCAGTTGGCAAGTTTCCATCCACCCCAAGCACCAGCTGCAACACCTACAACTGGAGCAATAAATCTTCCAGCTTTATCAAGAAAACTATTGCCACCACTTCCATCGCCACCACCTCTTTCTTTTTCTTTTTGCTTCTTATCCCATTCGCGTTGCCATCTTCTATTTCTTTCTGCTTCTGATTCATCTTCTTGATCATCTTTAAAGATCTTTTCTTGATAATGAGCACTTTTCGAAGCAGCTGCTGCAGTTATAGCTGTACTTTTTGCTACTGTTTGTAATAATGCAGTTTGAGGATCAGTTGCAACAGGTAAAGATATTTTGAGTGATTCTGGATCCTTTTTGGCAATATCAATAGTTGACAATTGTTTTGCTTTTGCAATTATAGATTGTGTCGATTTACTGTTATTCTCATCTGATTGAGAATAACCCATTATAGTGACAGGAATAGATCCGGTAATGAGTCCTTCTAATGATGAATTATATAATGGATTTGGTGAAACTGGTTTAAAAATACCACCCTTATTACTACTGCTGGGTGGTGGTGAAATAGTATTGTTATAATTATGGGAAATGTTGATACCTTTTACTTTTGGTAATCCACCATAAGATTCATAAAGTTCCGGATCAACCCCATTATAAAACTTTTTACGTTTATATTGTAATGACTCTTCTGTTTCTGTATTAAGTTTCTTTTTTAAAGCCTTAATCTGTTCATTAATGGCTTTTAACTCTTCTTTATCAGTTGTAGATTTTTTACTGTCTTTAAGTTCTTTGATTTGTTTATTTACAGTTTCATTAGTATTTAACTCGGCTTCTTTCTTAGCTATTTCCGCTTTACTTTTTTCAATTCTTTTTTCTTTACTATCAAACCAATTCAATGGATTATAAATCTTTCTTCTTTTCGTTAAATTATCTTTAATCTTTTGAATCTCTTCTCTTTTTGCATCATTTGCTGCTTTGACTGATTTATAATCTACATCTGGTTTTATCCATTCACCATATGAAGATGCTTTCTGATATCTATTAAATCTGCTTGATAATTCATCGCTTGCTCTCTGCAATTGTTCTGCAGACATCAAATCAGTATTTAAACCCTTGGCATAACCCAATGCAGATTCTTTATCATCTTCACCGCTGAGTATTGTTTTCAAATCAAATAACTTTTTTCTATTTCCATTCAGAGTTTGACCGAGACCAGCAGCCATAGCAGCTCTGTTTCTATCATCTCGATCCTCTTCATCATACATAAAGAAGTCGATGAGTTTGGTTTGAAAACCATTACCAATTTTCTTCTTGATATCTTTTTTGTTTCTCAACCAAAAATCTTTTAAAAGACTATGTTTACCTACAACATCTTTTTCTTGACCACCCATCAGTCTAATAATCTCATTAAACTGATTCTTTGTCAATTCACCATAAAGACGTTGCCATCTATAAATCTGTAATAATGCTGATACTTGTGTTTCTAAAGGATTCTTTGATCTTGTAATATCATTAGTATATTTACCCTTGAATAAAGTACCAATTTTAGATGACCAAAAGATTGATTTTGCAAAATCGACAAATGGATTTGCTGGCCCTTTTGCTTGACTATCTTCAAACTTAGTACCAAGATTCTCTAAAGCAGAAATAATAGATTCTGTATAACTTTCACTAGTATCACTTATTGTAGTCGAAACATTTCTAACAGCACTAGTGATGTCAGTATTACCTTTTCTAGTTTCATTTAACTCTAATTGTGCAATTCTATTTGCTTCAACAAGTGGTTTATTAATATCAGTACCAATAGTATCAGTAAGAACTCTTGTATTCTGATTACTGATCTTACTCATTGATGAAGGATCAAGAAATCCACTTTGATAATCTGGTTTATTACTCCTAAATTTAGAAACTAATGATCCAATCGAATTCTTTAAACCGGCACCGATTCTTTCACCAACACCGGATTCAGAAAGTGTTTTTGTAAAAACAACACCCAATGGGCCAGCAATTGCACCAGCAATAGATTGACCCATTGCCCTACCATCTATACCATATTCTTTATTAGCTTGTTTGGCAAACTGGGTAGCAACACTTGCTGTAGATTTACTCAAAGAAACGACTTGTTGACTTAAAGCATTAATAGTTGAACGTAAACCAGAAATATTTGCATTTAACTCACTAGTGGGAATACTTCCGGTCATATTAGCCATCGGAGATGACATCATTGAATCTATTTCAGCTTGATCATCACTATAAGCCATAAGAAAACTAAATCCTTAGTCATTTAAAAAATTAAAGTCTATTCAAGAAAGCAAAAAGATTTGGTGTAATTCTAATTGCAGGAACCATAGCTACTATTTCTGTAGGAACAATACATTCTTGTCCAAAGAAACTATGTAACTTATTTGGATCCATACCAATCTTTTTATAAGTCATACTATAGGCGATATAAAGATATCTTTCTATGGATTTTGGATTTTTAGAAGCCCTATCAAAGAATGTACCATCAATCATACTTTCAGCACAAGCAGTGACAGCTTCAGCAATATTCATACCACCAGAAGGAATACCACCTTTTTTATCTCTATATATTAATGCCACTTTATCTCTATATGAATGAAAATCATTATCAGTGACAATGGAACCAGCACTACTAAAGATATCATCAAACATATATATCAAGAATTTGGCATAATGTTCAACTGCAGTATCATCAACATTCAACTTATTATCACATATAATACGGAAGAATGTGCTATAGAAATTACATATCAATTGCTTGTGAAGATTGAAAAATTCTGATGGGAAATTGTGTCCTTGCATATGTTGAAGTTCATGAACTACTGTTGTAGTTATACCATCAGCAGAATTTTTCGCTTTCATGATGTTATCAACTATTATATAGATTCTATTTGAAACACCACTATAGAATCCCATAGTACCATCATACTCGCTATAACTAAAGGGAACACAAGTTTTACTCAGTCTTTTATTAAGAAAACTAAGAAGTCCACGTTTCTTATTATTGACAGGAATAATAACTTGTCTATCAATTAACTTCCAAATTTGTAAAAGATAATTTGATGGTATAATTTTTGATTGTCTCATCAAAGAGATAAATTGATCTCTGATGGCACTATTAGTAACAAGACCTTCTGGAATCGATATAGATTCATTAAATACTTTTTTAAGCTCTTTACTAACGGCCTTAGAAGTTGAAATTTTTCTCATAAAATAATCTACAAAACATACATTAAATCTTTAATGTTTGTTCAAAAAGTATATAATGCAGATTTTTAGAAATAACTAGTATTTCTTTTACCATTCATTATATCAATAAGATTGATATACGAACCTTGTGGTGTGTCTAATCTTTGATCAGCACTTTGTTCCATAAGTCTATCAAAATTAGTACTAATAAATTTTCTATATGATTTATTTAACAATTGTTGTTTTTTAATTGGATCATCAACTTCATTGGCTTCATCATACATTTTTGATAATTCTGGAGCTATATTGACTAATCCATTTTCATCATTATTCCAATTAACAACATCATCAATAGTTTCTCTTTCTTCTTTAGTTGAAGTTTTTGAAAGAAGTGTTTTTGGTGGATCATACAGACGAACATAACAACAGAATGCAAAAGCCATTACTAAGTCATCATGTTCACCTTCATCAGCAGCAACTTTTCCGTTTCCATCATCAATCAATGATACTAATTCAAGCGCTGTATTAACAGATTTGACACACTCAATTGATTCTGAAACTACAGTATAAAGAGCATCAATGATTAATGGTCTATTCATTGGATTGGTATATAAACCATATCTATATTTACTACCTTTTGAAGAACCAATAACATTATTCTTTGATTTGGTTTGATAGATATTATAGATGCCTTTTCTTGTCAAGTATTCACATACCTGATTACCATAAGAGTTACATTCTGGAATCAGTAAGTTATTTGGAAATATCTTACATACTTGTTCGATAATGGGACAAAATTCATCAACTCTAAGTTTGGATTGGAATTCTGCTACTTGTTCTCCGGTTTCATAATCCATAACCCAAATAGTAGAACTATCTGTACCATAATTTGATGCTGTATCTATACCAATAAGATAGAATCTATTTTTGTCCGGTACAGCAAAATGTTTAAGATCATGACCATTAATAGTAGTAATTGAAATTGGTTTAACATCAATAGTATTAAGCTTTGATATAATATCAGCATCAAAGAATGAATTTGATGAAGCAACAAATTGTAAATCAAGTTCTTGTGCTATACGCCATTTTACATTTCCCAATAAAGCACATTGTTCTTTGTACCAGTTCGGATCATCAGCAAATTCTGGAATATCTTTCCACCACATCTGGAATGGTTTATAAATACTATTACCATTGATGGCATCTTTCCACATATTGAAATAGTATTTTCCGATACCTGTAGTTCTATTTGGTGTTGATATTATAGTAGTACAGTATGGGATACCTCTTTCTCGTGCGTCTTTTTGCGCTTTTGACAGTGCTGGCATTATAGCAGCAGCTCCTACGTCGATTGAAGGAATAAAACTACACTCATCTATTGTGAGGCAATGCAGAGATTTACCTCTTAATAAGTTTGATGGATTAGATGGATTTATTGCTGCAGTATATAATTTACAACCATTTTTAAGAATGAAGGATTGTTCTGTTCTTTTAGTAAATTCAGGTCTTAACCAACTGGGTAACTTATCTAATATATCCATTACTTTACGAGCAAAATCAGTTGATTCTGAACCAGAACGAGATACTACTCCAATAACAACATTTTCATAAAATGTACATATCCAAGCATACAAAAATTGATTCATTGTAGATGCACCAACTTGACGAGATTTACAAATAATAGTATGATGGTTTTCAAGAATATGATGAAGATATTTCTTTTGTAAATCATATAATTTGATGTGATCATCGCCACCAGCAGTAGGCAACATAGCCCAATGTTCTATAAAATAAATCAGATCATTTTTGCACTTAAAATACTCACTAAGCTGATAAGCTTGATCATTATTAAGTTGATCTATAATCATAACAATCTAATAATTTCAATTAAAGATATTTCTATACAATAACGGATTTAACTGATAGGATTCTTTCTTAACTTTATTATTTTTGGATGTTTTAAAACCGTTTCCATAATGATAGAAGTTATGGAAAGAACCCTTTGAACCATTACCTTTCCAAATACCGTAAACAGTTTGGGAAAGTTCTTTACGAGATTTTCGTTTGATATTTCCCCATTTCCATTTACCATCTTTAGTTCTTTCTGGCATAATTTTCTAATTATTCATTGAAGAGACCGGTAATGAAACAACCATAGATAAATTCTTTTAAGAATTCATCCCAAGGTAAAATACAAAAACCATTGGCACCCCAAGATTTACCCCAGGAATTTTGAATATATACACCTTGTTGATCATAACCAACAATCAAAACTGCGTGACCACCAAGATCTCTACCACTGGGTTTAATAACATAATTCTTGTTATTACATTTGTACCAACCTTCATTAATCTTCAAACCACAATGTACAAAATCATATCTATGTACTAACATCTTTATAGTATCAATAGTAGTCTGATTCATATCATTGAATACAAAATCAATTTTCAGATTTTTGGTTTCAAAACCACCAAGTTGAATTGCTGCCTTGATTGCACATTCAAGATAAGTACCTTCTCCATCTACATCACCATCAAGTTGTTTTGCTTTGGCATAAACTTGATCTGCATCCAAATTATAAAGTTTACCAGTTCTTTTCCATAATACAGCTTCAGCCCAATTACATACACTATAACCAGCACAATGTGGTTTATTACCTTGTTGATCAGTGGGAGCAGCCAATTGTCTATTATCAATCTTCAATGGAGTTACTGTACCATCAATAAGAACTCTATTACCATCTTTATCATTTGACCCATAATAAGTCATAATGATTCCATCAAAATCCTTATATTTCTCAATATAATATTGATTACCAGATTTAACTGAAGATTTAAAAGGAAGATGTCCAAAATTAATAAGATCAAACCATTTCATGTATTAGTTCCTTTTTAAAATTTTTATCTTGGTTGAACAACTCTGTTTGTGGTAAATGACCAGTTTTCCCATATATAATGTTCTTCATTAAAACTACTACCATAGACAACAGAATTATCGTTATTATGATATGATTGATTGTTATTTGTATCTGGTCTAAAAATACAACCATTTAAAGCAACAGTAATTATAATAAGCGAAAATAACTTTTTCATATGAAATTCTCCTTTTAATTTTTTCGTGTAGAAGAATCTCTTCATAGTATCAGTTCCCCGTCCACCCAACCCCGATTGTTAATAACTGATACTATGAAGAGTACCTGTACTAGAATACAGGAATTTTAAAAATAATTATAATTTATACGTCTTTTCGAATAGATAATTTCCACAGTCATATATTTTGAAGTAACCGTGATTATACATGATTTTTTCTTCTGACAAAGACATATCTACATCACTTAGTAATTTTGGCAATTCTGATTTTCTCCATTTGAATCTGTTTTCTCTTTTATGTCCGATTATATAGAAATAATTCGGATCCGTATATCTAATGAATTGAAATCCAAGAGCTTTATATAATTTTCCTTTACTCCATCTTCTATCTGCATATGAAATAAGTTTATTGGGTTTGTAAGTTCTTTCAAAATACGTAAGTAATTTTGAAGCAGCACCGGGAATGTGATATCCAATCTTATTACAAAAACGAAGAAGTTCATATTCATTTTCAACTTTACTTCTTCCAAGAGCTTTTCTGTAAGGTCCAAAAGTCATTAAAGAAATCAGTTCATTATTGAAAAACAAACCAATATTATATTTACTTTTACAATCACCCTGAATATGATTCATTTCAAGAAATATTTTAGATTCTTGGTGTGTAATTTCTTTGATCATACAATTTCTAGCATATACAATATTAGAGTATTTTCCAAACAAGTTTGATAATCGAGACACCACAATGTCTTTTTTGAATAACCATTCATCTTCAAAAATATGAATCAACTGAATATCTTTTGCTTCACATTCTTGAGTTTTCTTTAAATGGTATTTTGGATTTGTATTAGTCGCAGAAGAATGCCAATATAACCCATTATATTCAATAGCTATATTTTTAGCTGAACTAAAGATATCTAATTCTCTTCCTTTAATAATATCTCTTCTGTGACGAGTAATATCAGAATCTAATTCTTTTATGAAATTGTAAACATCTGTCTCTGAATGTGATGATTCATATGGGTAACATATAAAACATCTCGCAAAACCATCTAAATTAGTATCTCGTCTTGAATAGAATTCATTTCCGCAACGTTTACATTTCCATTTTAACAGATCAATATCACCATTAAAATACTTATGAAAATCATCTTCTGATGATATTAATTTAACATCATTAGAATCATCATTTATCATACTTAAATATGAATTATGTCGTTTTACTTTACATATTGAATCTACTTGTTTTTTATGAATTTCTGGATTTTGAGATGGATTATCTACTCCATATTTAATTTGAAGAGATTGTTTAATTTTATCTTTTACTATTTCTGATTGGAATGGAGATTCTGTACCAAATCGTTCTAAACTCCTCTGTTTAATTTTTTGTTTATTTTCTTCTGATTGTGATATATTAGAAACACCATATTTTTCTAACATGGTTTCTTTTAATCGTTTTTTACCTTCATCTGTTTGAAAATAACTTTCACAACCATAATGCAATTTTGTTGTTGATTTTATTTTATCAATAATACTTTTGTTTTTCATCCAATGTTCTGTACCAAAGTGTTGTAAAGATGTTTGTCTTACTTTATCTTTAAACTCTTGAATTCGTAATGGATGACCATTATATTTCTCATTAAAAGTTTCTTTAATCTTACTTTTTGTTATTGAACTTTGGGCAGAATATTCTACTCCGTATCTTTCCAAACAAGTATTTCTTTTCTTATCTCTTATTATTTGATTTTTAAAACCTTCTTCACCAAAATGTTCATGTAGAGTTTTTTTAACTTTATCTTTTACACTTTGAAGTTTATTTGGATTATCTACCCCGAATTTTTCTAAGTAGATATGTTTCATTTTATTTTGATAATAATCACTACTATAGAAATGACTTTTGCACAAATTAATAATTTCTGGGTTTTTTATATAGTTTTCTAATTGTGATATACGAGGTAACATTGTAATCTGTTTCCCACATACACTACATAATGGATAATCTTGGATATTTAAAAAATACCAAACGATTTTATTACTAAAATCTGGTTTTCTTATCTTATAAAAATCACCATAACTCATTATTTCGTTATAAAGATCTGTATAATTCTTTTTCAACCAATACAGAAAGGCATTTGGATGACCATTAAATTTCTTTTTGATTTCTATAAATTCTTGATATGTAATTTTCATGTATAATTGTTCCTCTAAAGATTTTAATTTAATCTTTAGAGGAACAATTAGTACAATACGAAAGATATAATTATACGTATATCTTATAAACAATAACTATCTCGCGCTCTGCACTTTTTCTTAAACTGGATATACATACCCTACTAAACATCGTATACGGTTTTTCTTTTGAAGGACTATAAGTCTTCATAATCTTTCCTGGAGTATAAGTAGCGCTTACAGATCCCTGTCTTTCTATCACAAAATATGGAATATGAGAAGTTGCTGTCTCAGGAGAAACTACTTCTGGATTATATACTTCAGTAATCAATAATGGTGATGATTGTGGAATTGAGTTATCACCAAATTCAGAAGTTACTGGGGTATAAACAAGATTACCAACTTTTAATTTTGATACTTCACTTTGAGAAACATAACATCTTACATCATAAGAAACACTATCGGGTTCCATGGAATTAATTGTTACATCACCTTCAGTGTTAGTTGTTTCTTTTACTCTAAACATACTAAGTCTGGTACAATCAGAAAGTGGATATCTATTACCTCCACTGATACCATCTACTGATTCACAATACAAAGTAATGTAATCGGTTTTACCTTTACTATCAAACATCTCACCCTTTATAACTTTCCAGGGGTCATTATAATAGTTTCTATATTGAAGTTCATAATAAACACTAGTTGGATCTACATCCGGAACTTTATTCTCAAATTCTATGAGATATTTTCCACAGGGATAAAGACGTATGGCATTGGTTGCAACACTTTCATCTTCAAGAAATGTATACTTCCAGTGACCATTTATATTATCAGTCCAAGATAAACCACCATCAATACTATAATTGAGAATTCTACCAGTACCATCATCAGTGGTTACTTCTTTTACCATTAATGATTTCCATTTGGTTTCATCATCAGGATCAGTATATGAATTATTGAATGGAACAGCATATTCATCTACATCTTTCCATTCCAATATACCAGAAGCCTTATTAGTAATCTGAATTTGAAATCTCCAGGCATTATCTTCTATTGGTGCTTCAACTGTTCTTATTCTGGTTGTAGCATTATACGTTACATCATTATCATGGATTGTGCCGGGTACAAATGTTTTATTAGTTGAATTATTCAAATCCAAATAAAGTTCATCATATTCAGTACTTTGACCCGGATCATCAACATCAGGATCTGCAATAAACAATGCAATTTCATTAATATCCTGATAAGGAATCAATTTACCATCATCTGTATAATTGACACCATTACAATCATCAGATGATAATTCAATTCTAAGTTCAGCAATAAGAGAAGGATACTTAGTTACATTATCCTGAACATATGGATTGGCATGATCTTCTTTAAGAGTAACACTACTAATCTTCTTAAAGTAACCCGGAACAATTGATCCATCAGAAAGAATTCTTGAAGCATAAGAACCCTTCTGAGTCAAAACATTGTCAGAATCAAATCTAATTCTAACTGGTTGATAAAGATCATCATCAGAACCCACTGTAGATCCAGTTTGTAATGGATTTCCGGGTTCTCCGCCACCACTTCCAAAACCAACCCATTTGATTATTCCTTTCGTAGCTTTCTCGTTATCGCTAATTAATCCACCAAACATTTTCTTGAGAAGCCATTCACGACCACCATAAACAATCAAGTTATGATTTTCTGTATGTTCAATCTCACCAGTCTTAATATTCTTAACATCAACTTCTACATAACCTTTAAGATCAGATGAAACACCCTCTCTAAGTTTATTACTAAAATTTTCACTAATTTTAATGGTTTGCTTCATAATTTTTAAAACCTTCTGAAAAAGAAAATTGTGAGATTCAAATTGTCACTTATCGTGTAAAAACAATTTAGATTTTGTTCTCGTTAATCATATTAGTTAATTATTGATATCCTACTATTTTCTTTAGGTTATTGTATGCTTCAGTCATATTACGATTTTCGCTACATTGTAAAAGTCTATTTTGAAGATAGTATATATAATCATAAGATTCGCCGCTAAATCTATTATTTATAATATTATCTGCCAAACTGAGTTCAGTTGAATCTACTTTATAATCATTATTTAAATCGTATATACAAGTTTCCCCACTAACACAAAAATCCAAGTTTATAGTTGTTGGTTTAGTCTTTTCTTTAGTACGTAATAAACTAACATCATAATCACTATATTTAAGAAATGTTTTTTGATAATTAGCTTTTAAAGTTAAATTATAATTATTAATAGTTGCTTTGGATTTAATATGTACATTCCGAAATTGATAATCATTTTTTATTATAGTATTAGTTTTTGTACTACCGGCTACACCATATTGGGTACATCCAGATACTTTAAATACAAAATCTTTATATGTATTATATTTAGTACCGGATGGTGATGTATATGGTCTATTTAAAATATCATCATTAAAATGCAAAGTTATATTTCTGAAATTAACCTTTTTTTCTGTTCTAAATGGGAAGTGACTTAAACCATATTCACCTTCATACCCATATTTTAAAAATGATTGACCCAAAATATATACATTAGACAAATTGGTGTTTCTAAAACAACAATGATGAATTTGAGTAACAGTAGATGGTATATAAATATCACCAACCAAACCTGTACATTCATTAAAAGCAAGACTACCAATAAATTCCAAACCATACGGAAATATAATGGATTTTATTTTGGTATTATATCGAAATGCTTCATCTGCTATTCTTTTTACAGGAACACCACCAATATTATTTGGTATGGCAAGAGTATAGCTACTTAACTTATCTAATACATTAGTCTTATAATCTTTATTATAACCTTTTATAATTTTTCCTGTAACCGTCTTTACACCATTAATCTTTTCAGTAATATCACTTGTTGTAAAATATGCATCTGTATTTTGCACAGAACCGAGACCGATACTTTTAACTGATGGTGAATTTTTTAATTTAAATTCAATCTGATTAGATGTTGGAATAGCGGTTTTACTATTAATAAGTAATTCTGAATCTGATGTAATCAAACTGTGAAGTCGACTATTGGTTGTAACAAAAGAATCACTGACTGTTACACCACTATTATTAGATACTGGTGTAACATAAGAATCTGTACAAGTTAAATTAATTGTTGGTTGTACAAATAATCTAATTGATTCATTATTAGTTATTATCCAATTACGAATTGATTCTGGTAGTTTTAATTTAAAATTACAATAAACATCAAAAGGAATTGTTGGATCATCTGAAATTGTATCATTTGTAAGTTGGAATGTAGTTCCGGGATATTCTGTTTTAGTATCAGCATTAATAATTATACCATCAATAACTTTACCATCATAATAATCACAATTATAAAAATCAAGTAGAGAATCATAATAATTATCTGTAGTTGGAACTTCAATTCCAACACGATTATTGGCGGAATTTGTAATTACCGGATTTCCAAATCTTGGTTTTGGAAATACTTTCCAGAAAATTTCATCGATTATTTTATAACTAATTTCTGGTTTATTTATCCAATAATTTCGAGCTTTAATAACCATGAGAGTACCATATTTTACAGTAACCTTATAGTTGGATGCTTTTGCTGGAGCTATAAATTCATAATCAAATGTATTTTTTACTGTACCGGCATTAGTTATTTTTGGAAAATTTGATGCTTTAATAGGCATGATATTAATCTCCTTCTACAAGACCAGAAACAGTTATACTTTCCGAACTATAACTATTTTCATCATATGTCCATATATCACCATTACTAGAAGTAATTATTAATTCTTTCTGATAAATTGTAAATGGTTTACTAATCTTACTGCTCATATTCCAATTATTAGTTTCTGTACCGTAGCAAATCATTGTATAGTCACCAGCATCAACAGGTTGACTGCTTAACTTAATTCCATTGGTATTATAAAATTCAACTGTCGGAGTACCGAACTTAAGAGAACCCTTAAGGAAAAATCCTTTATCACCATATGTCCAGTTTCTAATATATGGTTCTGAAACCCAACTATTTTCCGCCTTAGTTATTTCAAACGGTATAGTAACACGAGGTATACTAGTACCATTATTCCATTTGTAACCAGACTTCTTGAGTTCTAATATAACATTATAACTACCAACATCAATACCACCATTATTTTCTATAACTTTATAGTAATCGTTTCCTGATATGTCAGCAAATTGAAGCCGACCAGTATAAGTCTTGGATTCTATATTAGGAACAGCAATATCAGCAGCATTTTGAATTACAAATGGTTTATTAATTGTTCCAGTATAGTTATATTTACCTGTAATTTTAATGGTATATGTTCCGATATTCATCATAACAGGATAAGATATAGTATAATCATTACTACTAATTATACTCTTCCTATTAACTATATCAGTTATTGTAATATTTGGTTTTACAACAGTAGAATCATATATATAGTTATTATTAGATATCAAATGTGTAGCCTTACTAATGTTACGAGCTGTTATAGAAATAGCAGCATCTTGAATTATAGAATTCTTTGATACATTATCTGTAACTCTTACATAAGTAACATAGTTACCAGCGTTTGTATACACAAAATCACTACTTGACCATGGACCGGTTTCATATTGAGAATATTCAGTTGTATAATTACCACTACCACCAGTTAATGTTACTGTATCTTTATATTTGTTTTTATAGTATGTAAACGATTTAGAAGTTCCATCATATTCATTAGTATATTTACTTGTAGAAGTTTGTTTTATTGTAAATACAAAATCTGAATAACCATAAGTAAACTGTGTATTTTCAATATCAGTTCCACCATAGGAAATTGATGTATAATCATTATACGAATTGGTATCTACTTTAAATATTGCTACATAATTACCGGGTTCGAGTTCTTTAATGTCTGTTACATTACTTACAGTCTTACCAGTAAATGTGGTTCCTGAATATCTTACATATGGTGTTCCAAATTTGGATTCACCAAGTGTAATCTTTGATTCCTCCCCAACTTTCCAACTTCCTACAGTTGGCAATTTAGTCCATTCATTAGTAGCTTGAATAATTCTAAATGTAGAGGTACATGTTGTACTCTTTGTATTTGACCATTTATAACCACTATTATCTGTAATTTCTAATGTAATATTATAATCACCAACGTGTTCAGTACCAGACCAAGAAGCTTCTACTGTAACAGGTTTATAATCAGGCGTAAGTTCCGTCATATTTGGTTTAACCCCATTATATACATAATCAGAATATACAGGAGGATCAAGTAATTTTTCAGCTTCCTTAACTACATAATCTATCTCTCTTGAATCTTTGTAATTATTTTTACCTGTTATTATAATCGTATACGTACCGGGATTTATCATATCCGGATATGATATTTCATAATCACTTACAGTTATTATATTTTCTGCTGTAGTTTTTTCTGTTGGTACTAATACATCCGTAATTTCAATTTGAGGAATCTTTCTATTTCCATCAAAAATTTGATTATTGTTTAATATTCTGATGCCATCTGTAGCATAAATATCTTTACCATCTTTTGTACCAATTTTATCACCATAAATATGAATATCCAATATTGATCTCGGTTCTATTGTACATTCTATATGCTGAACATTTGATGTTTTAAGACGCAAGTCAATACCCAATAAGTACATATCATAGGAACCAACATCCCTGCAGAAAGTATTATTGGATTCCCATGGACCATCTTTTGAATCTGAATATTCAACTTTATAAGTACCACTACCACCACTTAATGTAATTTTATCTTTTAATTCAGTCTTCATAAAAGTAACAAGTGATCTGTATGATCCATCATAAGTCCATTTTAAATGTCCTGAAGCTTCAAATACAAATTTATCAAATTGATAAACAATTACATGATCTTTAATATAACATCTATTGGGTGAGTATTCATTATTTACTGATTTGGCTTCAATAAATTCATTACCTTCATTAGTAGCCCAATCATAACTACTTACACCATTGAATCGTACTAATTTGATATAAGTTTCCATGAATACTATATTGTCAGGATTATAGTAACTATCTTCAAATGTTTCACAATCTGAAGAATCTATAACATTCATGTATACAAAATACTTATCAGTACTCTTTTCAAATTTCCATAATTGATAATGTTTACTCCATTCAGCATTATCACTAATGATATTAGTAACTTGAATTCTTATCCATTCTTTACCGGTATGATAATAGAGATAACCATTTCTATATAAGAAATTACTTGGAGTTCTCTTTGTATTATCAAAGAATTCTTCTTTACCTTCCCAATCGATATCACACTTATTCTTAATCTTATACCACTTGAGATTTACTTTATCATCATAGAAATAAAGATTCTTTCCATTAAAGAAAACAGATTCTGGACTATAGAACTTGTCATTCTTTATATCTTCAATCTCTAACTTAATCCATATACCACAAGTAAATCTATATCCATCAAGAAGTTCTTGATTTACATCTTCCCACGGTTTAGTTGCAAAATCTTCATATACATTTTCATCAAATTTACAAAGTCTCTGAGAAGCAAGATCAATTTGATTCCAGTTATAATATTCCATCCAATTGAGTTTTCTTGAATGGTTTCTCCTATTATTTACAAAAGTTCTTGCTACAGTAACCCAACCATCAACCGTATTCCTTCTAATTTCCCACCAGAAATAACCACTGGCTCTCTGATAAGTAAGAACAGCTTCAAGATTATTCAATTGATAGCACATATTAAAGTCACCATCTTGATATGAATCTACATGGTCTTTAATTGTCCATATACCATTAAGATAACTATACTCAGCATCATTAGTAAAATACTTCAGATTATCATGGAATATACCATTTGACATTTGAACTTTTGTCAAATGTTGTTGCGCTACATCAGGAAGAGCTATATTTTTGTCAGATAATTCAGAAATATATGTACCACCGTAATTCTCTAATTTAATATCTTTTTCTTTATATTCACCATCATAATATCTATCAAATGTGCTACTATATTTAGTAACTACATCATATGTAGATTCTTGATATGTTTGATCACCATTAGCAGTAATTATGATTTTAGTACCATTATAGTAACTAGTATCTTCATTATTTATACCATCAAAATTCAGATATTGATCATAATAATCAGTCGGTTCATGTTCAATACCTTTTCTCTTGATATCCGGATAAGTTTCAACAATCTTTTCCTTTATAGAAATATAAACAGGATTGTGATGAATTGGACCGGTTCTATATTCTTCCTTTGATCTAATCCACCAGAAAGGAATTCTATCATCAGATAAGTAATCAGAACTACTATTTAAAGTTTCACCGTCATTAATATAATGTCTAATGAGTTCGGTATCAGTTCCGTTCTTTACTATCAAATTATGATTTTCTGTTTCTGAAAGATCCTTTCTCCATAATGGATTCATTTCAGATAAGAATTTATCACCCCTGTTAGTCGGATCAGCATTATAAGGATTGATTCTTCCACCTTTTGTATTTTCAGGAACACCCAACTGTTCTCTATAGAAAACACTTCTACCTTCCTGTACAAACAATGGTCTAAAATTCTTCTTCGATTTTGAAGTCTTTGATTGTTGTGGTTCGGGTCTATGTCTTAAAATTCTAAATTTAGTGATTACATTGATATACCAATCACTCAATACATTATCCCAAACACCAAATTCATCAATTCTTATATTACACCCATAGAATTGCAAATTCTTATATTTATCAATATATGTATGATCAGATATTGGATCAAGTTTACCATTTACATAAAACTTATTATATGAAAATTCAGAAGCTAATTTATTAGATACTTTAGCTTTCTCTACTACAGTCTCAAGTATAGTAGCATTGAGTGTTGTAGTATCATTTGGTTTATCTCTGAATATTTCAAGAGCAAAAATCAAATTATTCATGTAAGTCTTACAAGTATCTGTATATGGATTTACTCCATTAAACAGATTTGTAATATACTCTACATATGTTTTAACCAAAGTATTACTATCTATATCATTTGCATATTCATAAATCGGAGCAGTAATAAGATTTACTTCATCAGAAATCAAATCGACATACTCAGTCTTCTTCTCCAAAACAAGCTTATCATATCTTGCATTAATTTCTGCCAACTTTTCGTTATAATAGACATCTTTCTTATTGAGTTTATTGATTTCAGTATTTCTTTGCTTTTTATACTCAAGGAGTTCTTCGTCTCTCTTAGTCATCTTAATTCTTATCGGATTAAGATACTTCAAACTATTATCATAATGGAATTTTCTGCAAAGAGGAAGATAATAATCAAAATTCAATTCAGATGTTAAAACAGTCATATACCACTTACTTGGAACAATATCTGTTTCATCTCCAAATAATTTCTTTACTGCTTCAGCATCTTCTGGATAAATACTACAAGCAATTGACCAAGTATCATTAATAAGATGATCAATATCAAATTCAATTTCACCCAATTCATTAGAAATTGCTATGGCACCATAAGTATTGGCTTCTTTATTTGGTTTAAATGATACATCTTCACCACTAATAGTAATACTATTTCCGGGAATAATATTTCTTGTTACTTTATTTCTTGTTTCAATACAAGCAGTGGGTTGTTCACTTTCTTTTATAGTATTGAAGTGGTTAAATCTCTGATTCTTATAGATATCATATTTTGGTTTTCTTGCAGCAAATTTATCAACTATAATTTCTTCATGTTCGGTTACATAATCTATAGTATAACCTCTAAATACTCTATCTGTATAAGTATTGATTTCTTTATGGAAATCCTTTGTAAATCTATTATCATTAATTACATTTATAGTTTCATCACCATCCCAACAAAATGCAAAATAATCACAATCATTAAAGTTGGAATATTGTTTATTACTTAAAATCAACCAAAATCTTCCGGTTTCATAATCATGTAAATCATAATTATCATTGATTTTATAATAATCAGAAATGTCTACATATGTCAAAATCTTTCCGTTTTGATTGAAATAAACAGGTTTACCATTTCTATCAGGATAAAGTGTTGAATCCTGATAGTAGAAACCATTACATTCACCAATATCAAATGAATCAAAGTAAAGTGATGGTTTTATAGTTCTTGAGTTAATTTTGACTCGTTTATTAAACTGGAATCTACCTTCATTATATACCAATCCATCAATATATTTTGGATGATAGATATAGGGCTCTTTTTCTTTAGTAGTAATATCATCATTGTCAGTTCTATTGATTGCATATATTACTTCAGTAGTAGCATCACTGTATGGTTTATTACTACTTACATTTGCTACATATAATGCTGTTTCATAAGTAGCAACATCATTATTACAATCAAATAAAGCCCATCTCTTTTCAGATACAATTCTGCCATAACTATTATGATAAAGGAAAGGAACCTTTTCAAAATAGTATCTATTATTAGTATACAATTCAGTATCTGGTTTCTTATAATAGAAACCATTCATATTTACATGTAAACTAAATCCTTCTACATAAAATGAAGCAGCAATACCATCAAATGCCTGTGTATTAAAATCTATGATATTATCATACAACTCAATAGAGGGTATTTTAGAATTCCCAGTGTATAGTTCGCGACTACTATATACTTGGTAATCACTATCAAGAGACTTGTATATCATATCGTGGAGCGGCAAATAATCATTAATTACTTCCCGAACTCTAACACGATTTAATTTACTGAATCTTCTCTTATCAAGTACATCATATTTATATGAAGCAAGATCATAATAGTTATAATCACTATTCCTAAAATCAAGATTATCAAGATAGTTGTTTGTACCACTATTACATTCAATAGTATTATCAACAAACAAAATTCTTGCTCTCTTTGGTTTAAAGAAATTGATAATATTATTGATAATATTATTGGATAACATGTTAGCAATAGTAATATCAGTAACAGAATTATCAAGTTCTAACTTATTAATGATATAGTTATTGATACCTTCATTAAAATCACTAATTATATCAATATAATACTGGGAATCTTGTGCATACTTAGATTCAATGTATTCAATGAGTTTGGAATTGATGCCAAGATTGACATCATAAATTCTATTCTCAGTACATAATTCCCAATTGTATTCTACTCTATTACTGGAAGCATTTACTGTATCAACTCTCTTGTATATGTAAGGATAACTATCAGCATAAGTTCCCTTTGGTTTCACAAATACAAGATTGATAGAATGATCAATTTGATCATTGTCTGATGCAGCAATTAATTCATCATAAGAATTAAATACAGGACCGTCAAGAAATCTCAATGAATCATATCTATTTGGGAAAGTACAAAGTGGGAACAGATAACCGAGGTTTACACCATTTGAAGTTTTTGTAATAGTAACATTACCTTTACTATCTACAGTTCTTGTGTATTCCCAGTCACTATATATAGTACTCAAAGTATATGTTTCTTCACCATCAACTGCTGTATAAGTACCATCACTATTTTCTGTCAAAGTAAGATCCCAGTCATATTCTGGTACTATTCTTACCCATTTTTCATTTCCGTCACCACCAGTTGTTTTACACTTAAAACAAATTCTATCATTGTCTTTATAATGATAAAATACAGGATAAATATAACCAGTATCAAGATCAATAGTCAATCTAGTAGCATAAAGATATTTTAAGAAATCTTCATATGTATAAGAACTAATGGAATTGGTATTGGAATATGGATCCTTGAGAACTTCAATTCTAATAGTTTTAAGAACTTTGGTGGCTTCTTCTCTTATATTGGTACTTTCATTATAATTACAATCAATTCTTATATAAGAAAGAATATTCTTATCTTCAATCTTTGCTACTGCTATATCTCTAAAGAGGAATGAATCGACTTTAATTTTTCCATTGGGAAGGACATTACAATCCAAAACACCCCAATTATATTCAGAATTCAAAATCTTGGCAAACTTATTATTTGCTACATATACATAAAGAGTATTATCTACAAATACCTTATCTCCATATGTTATACTATTATTGGTGCTACCGACAAGTGTAGACGGTTCAATATCTACAAATTTATCAATCTTTATTCTGCACCACTTATTTGCTTCATAACAGATATAATAATATCTATTATCAATTGCCCAATTCCATTTATAATTTACTGGCCATTTCTTTGTAAAGGTTCTGGATTTATCATCAGATATCCATATATTTCTTGGATTTGGGAATATACCTACATGTTTTTGAGTATCAGTGAAATCTTTAATTGACCAATCAACATAATTAAAGAAATCATTATTGATATTCATCCATTTGTCTTCATACAATTTAGTAATGGATGGATAATTATAAGCACTACTATAGAATGTAGAAACATCAGTACCAAGATTAGTAACTCTTGTTTTGAATATACTATTCTGTAAATATCTATAGTTCGAAATTATATCATAATTTGAAGTAGTAATTTGAATATTTTGCTTTTTAAACGCATTCTTGATTTCTTCATCATTATATAATGATAAACCCAAAGTTATACCATTGTATCTAATAATTCTATCAAGATAAGAATCACTATTTTTATAATCAAAATAGAATGGTGCTTCAAAGAAAACACTTGGAATGTTGGATAAAGTATGATAATATACAATTCTAAAGTAATTTACATTTGCACCATATTCATCGACATCTTCAATTGATACAATCTTCTTCATTGTAGATTGGGTACAATTGATTCCTTTCTCAATTACCATCCAACCATCACTTGTATCACTGACTCTACTTGATGAATAACATTCGATATCACATTTACCTATATCAAATGGCGAATCCCACTGAAGTTCTACATAGCCAGCATAGTCATTGGTCTTAATTGGCTTTATATAAAGAATATCCAGTGTTTTCTTTTCACTTTCAATATAATCACTTGTAAGCCACCACCTCATTAATTGTTGATAATTACAATAATCAACAGATTTGAGTGGTATATAATTCTTCAGTACAGCTTTTGCAACTTCCGCTTCATTGATTTTACTAAGATCTCCAGATATTAACTTTTCTGCTATCTTTACTCTATAAAACCAATAAACTAATTCAAAGTATGAATACTTTGTAGTTGCATCCGGGATATCCCGATATTCGGATTTTTCAAGATATGATTTGAAATTCTCATATAAGAAATGATCATCAAATCTAATTAAGGAGTATACAAGTCCTATATAACATTCAAGAAGACTAAGTCTATCATCAAAGTTATTGATATCAATACATCTATCACTCAACTTATCTTGATTTTGAAGATATCTTTTAAACTGCTGATCCAATTCATGAGTAATAGTTTCTGTTGTATCAGTTTGAGTATCACTCTCGGTAACGAACTCAATGCCAAAGTATGGAGTGATTGATGGCAACTTGATATAATTGGATGTATTATTTTCTATCTCAAGAATTTCATCTTTAGTATACATCCAGTGATCATCATAATGAGTAGAACCTTCTGCAATCTTTTCTTCAAACCAATTCCAATCAAAAATTAAATCATCAAGAGTATCAGTATCTTCATATGATAAAGTTTCATCATTGAAACTATTCTTTGATTTCTGAATCTTCCATTGAAATTTTAAGTCATTATTGTCGGTTTTAAATAACCAACCTTCTCTAATATAGATATTAGTGAGACCTACAATTTTCAATGCTCTAATTACGGAATCAGAAGATCCCTTAATAGAATAGAGATCACAAAGATTTAAGAGAAAACTCTTACGTTTCTCCAATGAAGGTAAACTTGAATGATTTATAAAACTTGCACCAAAACCTCTCAGTGCTTTATCAATATCTTCACTTGATAAAGAATAAACATCAGTAAGTTGTTTTGATGAATTTTGAATAGTTTTGATAGTAGATGTCCAGTCAAGGATCATCTTTCTAAAACTTGCATTATCTCTGGTATTAAAAGCATAAGAACCAGGATACAATACATGTTTAAAATAAGTAGACATTTTCTTTCTAGCATCCAAAGCAATTTGAATGGTAGAAGAGTCACTATTATATGATAACTGGGTAGCTTTATCAAGAACTAAAGAATTCAGATAAACATCTACAGTATCTTCATATCTTAAAGTATTTGCTTTAAACTTTTCTTCAATGCTTGCCAACGTATTCTGTTGGTAAAACTTAAAGATTCGAATAAAACTGTCTACTGTTGCTATCATCGAAAAAATTCCTACTCGGATAAAAAAGAATCATTAAAAATATTTAGAATTTGTTCCGAGTATTCAAAATATCAAATAGTTTAATTGATATCATCAAACTTTATCACAATATTCGTATCTGGGTAAATCATTTCTAAATGAACAAGCTTCATATTGCGGAGGAGATGATGTCAAAATACAACATCTACAATAACCATTTTTGAGATGGTAACAATCTCTATAATTTTCTATAGTACGTCCATACCTACATTCAAGCACTTTCATTTTACTGTAATTTTCATTAGTGGTATGTCCATAACTACATGTAGCAACTTTTGTTTTAGAAGAATCGTCATTTACAATAGAAGGTTTACTATTTTCAAATGGACTTATTGTAAACAACTCACATTTTTTAAAATAACTTTCTTCACGATATTCTATATCATTGGGAGTTCTTTCATATACAAATTTAATAAAACCATCTTTCTTTTCAATTATAAAAATACAAATGATTAAACTTGATGGTGTTGGTTGGTAAAGACACCACTTACCAGAATAATTAACAGTTGAATCATATTTTTGGTCATCCATATTCAGATTCCTTTTTAGTTTTTGTATTTTTCCCAAACAATTTTATACATTTCGTGAACTTTCTTTTTGAATTATCAAGTTAAATAATATATTTCTTTAAAACAAAGATTAATACAATCAGATAACTCAATGAACATGAAAGCCACTACTAAAATTCAAAACTTCTGTTTTAAATCTTGCCAACCATGCAGCACGAACATTGGGTTTTGTAATTCGATTACGAACATCATACATGTTTGCAATATTTCTAAGATTATCTGATACCCAACGATCATTCTTATTGGCATTAATGAGAACATTTTCACAAGCAGCTGCAAGAATTGTGAATGAATGATTTGAACAATATTCAACAGTTCTTGTTATTGCATTTGGATTTGTACAATCCCATATATAACAGGGTTCTGGACCTTCTACTTTTCCCCAAGTAGAAAATCTATCAAACTGTTCATAATGCCACGGAGCATCTTCACATGCTTGATTTTCTGGATTTGGAACATAAAGAGGTCTACGAAACACAATAGACCATTCTCCAACTGGTCCCATTGGAGCATCTTCAATAGATTTCATTATTACAGAACAATCTGGAATTTGAGCTTTTGGATTTCTCATTGTATAAATGGGAACAGATAACCCATCTGGATAATTATTCTTTTCCAATGCATCAAGTACCCTGGATAAAGCATTATCAGTAATAAAATCATCGGAATCATGTAACCATATATAATCTGGTGATTTATCACCCAATGAAGATAGATAAGCTACTGCTGCATTACGAATACCACCAATATTTCTTTGAATTGGTGATTTGTATATACTAATACTTGGATGTTTTACAGCTATTGCTTCAGCAAAATCTGCAGATCCATCATCTGATGCATCATCCGCATATAATACACGACAATGTTCACCAATTGATTCGCATTGTTTTGCAGCAGTAACAAGACTTCTATTTAAGTGAGCTATATCATTCCGACCAATAACAACAATACAGATAGATTTCATGAGTTTATATAAGTTTTGAATTTGTGTTAGTTTATTTTATTAGATTATCAAGAAACAGAAACATCTTCTATTGTACCACCATTTGCAGCAAGAAGTGCTGCAAAATCATTGAATGTAATTCTTACTTGTTTTACACCATTAGAAAAAGATATTTGATCAATATCAGCTGATGCACTACAACCAATTGCAATACCACCAGTGGCAGAAGCTCTAGTACCAATAGCAACACCACCATATCCCATACAACCCCACGAACATGAACAGTAACCAATAGCAACACTTCCTTTATATGCTGATGAATTAGCACCTACAGCAACACCACCATAGTTAACACCACAACCATTATAATGTTGTGATTGTGCACAGTAACCAACAGAAACACTTGCAATATATGCAACAGAACATGGTCCAACAGATACTGATAATGGATATGAATAACCACAAATTGCTACACTTGCAGTAGAACCAACTTTCAATGATGTAATATTATCACACGAATCTGAATATTCTGTAACAATATTACCACAAGATCCACCACCGTTAGTCAGAGCATTCTTGAAGTCAGTGAAGTCCATAGTGAATGAGCAGTAAGTATAATTACATCCGGAAACACCAAATGATATTCTTCCATAATTATCACAACCAAGACCGCATCCGGTATCTGAATATACACCAATTGCAATACCATAATGCGCATTAGCATGTTCACCAATTGCAGTTCCATATGTAGTAGCATATGTAGTGTATCCTACTGCAGTTCCATCATATGTTGCTTTTGCAGACCATCCTATTGCAGTACCCCAATTAGAACAAGCACTATTTCCAACTGCCACACCACAAGAAGCACAAGCACAAGCACCAATTGTTACACTATAACCATCAGTACCAAGAGTAGCACCACATCCAAGAGCAGTATTTCCACCACAAACTACTCTATCTTTCCAACTTTGCAAGTCAGTTATGGCACAATAATTATTATTACCACAAGCACCATCATAAGCAGTACCACAAGTAGTACCAGTTTTGATAGATGGTGAAACTTCTACATATGCTGTTCCATCCCAACGATAAAGAAGATTTGTATCTTTTGCTACATAGATTTTTCCGGATTCACCAGTTGTTGGGAATGAATCTTTATTATCATATTCTGAAACATTATTAACTTCATCTATATAACTTTGAAGGGTTTTTGGATAAGTTTCTATTCCGCTTTCTATATCCTCTGCAGTTGGTAATTTTGCATTAAAGTAAAAATGATCCGGATCAGGTGTCGGAATATTAAATGTATTATCACCACCAGGATGTGGTAAATTTTTACCAGTAGCAAAAGTAATACTATTTTTATTGGGTGCAGAAGCTTTGTGACCTATAGCAATTGATCCATTATCTGAACTAGCTTCGCTTCCGATAGATATACCTTCTGAAGTAGAAGTTGCTTTTTTACCAATAGCTATACCAGTTTCATTTAGTGTTCCGATAACAGATATAATCTTTGAATCGGTACCAATTGAAACAGTATCTTCAGATTTTATAAATTTATTATCAGCTTCAGTCTTGGTATAAGCATTAACTGTACTTGCTGTTATATTATGAGGATTTGATGTTATTAAATGATTATTTACGTTAGTTGTGAGATTATTAATATTAGTAGTATTAGTTTCTACAAAACCATCTAAAATATTTAAATGATCAACAACATTATCACCGGCTATGTATAATTTTCCTTTTTGTATATTAACATCACCAGTTCCAGTTATATAAATATCATTAGTATCATTGTTTATTTCAGTATTTTCACCAAAAGTTATATCACTACCACCAATTTTTGTTTTTCCTGTTGTAATTACTAAATTATCTCCTTTTACTTCTAATGCTTTTACAATAGAAACACGATCGTTAAAATCAAGATCATCAGCATATGTACTATAAGCTCCAACATCAGAAGCAGTTAAATCAAGATTCCCGTTAAAAGGAACTTTATTATTAATAGTTCTGACACCTACATCAAAATATCCAATTTTACAATTAAAGATACAATCTGTTTCAAGAATTACTGACGAGAAAACTATATATCCAGCTAAAGTAGTACTTTGTGCTTTAACAGATAATAATTCATAATTGGTTTTCTTATCTGCAAAAGTCCATGTGTCATCAACAACAGTATCTTCTGGTACAGCTTGTACAATGATTCCACCATAGAATTTCAGATTATTAAAATGCCATGTTGTGTCTTTATTAGCTTCCTGTTTTTGTGCATCATTAGAAACACCAACAAAAGTTACATCTGAATCAGTCCAATTATCACCAATTACTGGTTTTATTTTCCATATTACAAGTTTCTTATTTCCTGTATCACTAACCGAATCAGCAGCAGAAATAGTTATTGTATCTATTGGTTTGTTTTCAAAGTTAAGATTATCACCAGTCACCGGAATTGCTGCATAATAACATTTGCTATAATTCTTATCAGCGGCACCACTTCCAAAACTCTGATATGTTGTCAAAGTATCAGTTACTTGTGACGTAAAATCACTAACATTCTTTGAACTTACAGATGGATTAGCAACAATATCAGTACCAGTCAATTTAATATCACCAGATAATTCCTTATCATTAATCTTTGTAGTTTTTGGTACATATTTTGAATCTGCTTTTGTTATAGCTTCTGATACAGCAGTATTTACAGCAGCATTCTTTATAACAGTTGCAATACCTTTAGAACTATATTTGTAAGCAGAATCAATAGCTGAAACATCAACATTACCAGAACCATTAAAATTAATATTTGAATTTGTTACAGTTATCTTGGTTTTTGGATATATAGTAATATTACAAGTATTAGTTATACCATAAGATAATCCATTATCTTTTGCAAAACAACTCTTCTCGTCCGTACCATCTGTAAATAATATTGAAAGAGTAGAATACGCAAGACCTTTTGAACTCCATGTCCAAGTAGAATCAGGAGTTACAGATTCAGGAACACCCTGAACAATCAAATCATAACCATTTGGAAGTTCATAACCAAATGAACTACCACCACCAGTAAATTGCCATTGAGTTCTTGTAGAAGCGGTCTGAGCCATTGCATAATCAGAATAACCCATGAACTTACAAGTAGTATTATTAAAGTCATTACTATTAGTATCATGCAACCAAAGAACTAAGTTGATTTTGTCAGATGTTGAATATGCATATTTCGTAAATGCGCAAACGGTACAATACTCTAATTTCTCTGCTGGAATAAGAATGAACTGAACACTATCTTCATAGTATTTATATTCGTTAAAATTTAATGTTTTGTAATTTGCTGTATTATCAAGAGAAATTGTTTTGTTAGTATTCTCACCATTAAGAATAAGTCTCTCATCATTCAGCTTCTTATCCAGATAATACTTAATCATACCATAAGATACTACATTATTATCTAAATTCTTATATGCTGTTTTCTCTGCATCTGTACATTCTGCTTGATATGATGCAGGAACATCTTTTGTAAATGTAGCAGATTCAATCTCTGGATATATTACAGTACAATCTATTAAACATTTTGCTTCATGATCAAAACTCGAATTAACCCAAATTACACAACCATTAGTTGCTTTTTTTGATTTTACAGAAAGAACATTAAAACTAGTTCCTTTTGATGACCAAGTCCAAGATTCATCAGGAATCTGTGTTGCTGGAACACCCTGTATAATCAAATATGAATCATATGGAATTTCAACATCTTTAAATTCCCATTTTGAATATGAATTTACTACTTGTGTTTGGGTATTAGTTGAAACAGCAAGAAATTTACAATGCGTATCATTTAAAGTATTAGTATTATCAAGAAGCCATAAAACTAACTTCTTTTCGCCACCTTGTTGAACTGAATCAGAAGAATATACAGAAACTGATTTAATTATTGAATGTGGCAGAAAACCTCTACCAAGTTTACAATATTTAACTGCACCAAATTTATCACCAGCAGCACCACCATCACCAAAATTAAATGTTGTATCAACAATTTTATTAGTTACCACTACATCATCATCAATTCCTATTTCATTCTTGTCACTAATTGTGATACCAGTACCGCTTTCATAATGAAGATTACCGAGATCCACACTAGAAATTTCTTGTTGTTTTTCGCCTTCACCCTTGCCTTTTAAAACAAGAGTATTATCATCACTATTAAAAGTAAGCTCAAGATTTGCCTTAATACCACTTTCATTAACAGTGATTATCTGATCATCAGAATTTATTTTTGGAGTTACAACTTTAGCAGAATCATCAAAATCAAAACCATTTCCAAGATTTTCATTAGAAATGATATATTTCTCGGTTGTTGCTGTATCACTCATAGTATATTATTTCCTTTAAAATTTTTATTTTGTTAATGGTGTTGATAATAAATCAAATCCAAGAGTTTCAAATTTTAACTTAATTGGATTCTGATCTGTTTTATCAAGATTGTTTCTAATATTTAATGTTAAGTAAATTATATCTCTGTAAGGTTGAAAGATAAATTCATTCAATTGACAATCAATAAGTTTAAGTCTTTTATTGATTATATTGTGAATATTAGTACTTGTAACCTTTGATTTACAAAGAGAAATATCTACATTGTTTGAGAATCTAACTCTAATATCAAATTCAAGTTTGAGATACTTTTTATCAACATTTTCAAACAAACCATTAAACATAATAATTTGTTTCTCTTTATTAAAATCAACAATATTACCACCGGGAGTTTCATTAAGGGCTCTACTAAAGATCCATTTGTAAGTTTGATTTGGGATAAATTCCTTATCAAACTTAACTGGTGCATCTAAACTAGATTCAAGACTTCCTGTATATGGATATCTTAATATGTTAGTAATGTATAACATGTTTATAATCCTCACCCATTATTTTATAATGTTGTCACAGGAACGACTTTGAGCTGACCTTTAACAATCTCAAATTTATATTTTGTACCATTATCACTATCAAGAATAGTTACTTGATCAGCAGTAATATTGATCTTGTCATTGTTGATAGTATCACCAACACCAACTTCATCAACTAAGAATTTAGATACATCATATTCTTGGAATCTAAGAGAGAACACTTCTTTCTTGAATTTAATTGTTTCTAATATTCCACCATCTCTAAATTCTGCTGCTTCACCATTACGAGTTACAAAATAAATCTCACAAGTATCAATACTTCTATTTGATATATTTACAATAAGCTCTCTTGCTTTTCCAATCAAAGCACTAGTAGTAACGGGAAGATAGATATAAATTTTTCCGGTTATACCATTAAGATCAATATTGTTAGTAGCATAATCAAAAATAGTATAATAAGTGGGATCATCTTCATCAGGAAGAATAGTCTTGATATCATAATGTCTATTCTTTATAGCTGCAATCTGAGTATCCGTATAAGCCTTACTAGTTGTAACTGCTTCTTCTTTTGCTGTATCTGCATAACCATGAGCTATAGTATTTGCTGTCTTAAGATATTCATCATCCTGCTCATGAGCATACTTCTTGGATTCAACTATTGCATTAGTCCTTGCAGTTTCAATATTAGTATCAGTTGTGGTCTTATTATAAACATCAGAAGAATTAGCTTTAAGATCTAATTTACCATTAATCTCATCTTTTGTAAATACAGAAGATTTATCAGCTTTATCACCAAGTAATTCGTCAACCTTTGTTGTTGTATAAGTAGTTGATCTATCAGCCTTTCCAGAAAGAAGATCAGTTATATCATCCTTCAAATATACATCGGCTACATTAGCTTTCAAATCAAGCTGATTAACTACATAAGACTTATCGGCCTTAAGCTTAAGATTAATATCTTCTTCTTCTTTTGTATAAGAAACACCAACATTAGCCTTTTTATTAAGTTCAGTAGTTAATGTATCAGTAGTAACTCTATTCTCAAGACTATCAAATACAGCACCAGAAGTAACTAAGTTAACACTATTTTTAGTTACAACAGTATCTTTATTAATTGTTGAAGTTTTACCGTTACTTTGAACGAAAACTGGAGTTGCTGAATCACCAACCTGGGTATTCTTATCATGAGTTACAGCAGTATCAACATCTTGCTTCCCACTAAGATCAAGTGTTTCACTGAGTTTATCCCATCTAAGAATTTCTCTATCATTGACCCAAACAAAATTAGCACCAGCATAAGTACCAGATCTTACTTCTCTTACATCACCAATAACATTATCAGTATTAGGAAGATCATCATATGTTTCAACTGATGGTTGTACTCTATAAGTTCCAGATACTAATGTATCAGTATACTCTTTTGCTTTTTTAAGAGTATCATTATCACCAGAAATAATACTAGCATTTACTTTAGCTATAGAATCAGTTACAGATGTTGTATCTGCTTTAGCAGAAAGACCATCTGTTAACTCAGTCTTGGTTGCATAAGTAGTAGACACATCTGTTGACTTAATGAAGTTATTATCTACATAAGACTTATCGGCCTT